TCGGCGGGGGGGGTGTCACCTCCACGTACAATTCTAATAAAAACGCAGTGGTAAAACTCTGTTTATACAGGCGCGAGTTCGGCTCTATGAATCTGTGCATCTACGTATCTGCATATCAAGCCGCAGGAGCTAGAATTAGGGGGCAGAGGTGGGGCGAATGGGTGCAAAAAGACCCCTAAAAATTTTTTGGTGAAAACGCTTGACATTGGGTCAAACTGGGTGTATACTGGGTGTAGAAAAAGACGAAAGAGTCTGCCCCACGAACTCGGAGTCAACATAAACTTGGTACTATGTATTGTAAATACTGGGTATATTGAGAGCGTTGCTTATGTATTCGGTGGGGAGCAATGCTCTTTCTTTATATGTGGGAGCAAGCATACAACTCCCTAACAACTGTTGGTTTGGCGAACCGAAATGCGAGAATAACGCCCGTTTGGTAGAGTACCCACTGGTTCTACTGACGTCAAGTGGAGAACAGACGCTAATATACCACTATAAAAAATGCGGCGGGTTGGAATTGTAGGTCTTCGGAATGAGGATTGAGTCCGATACTTGTGGACGAAGTGGCAAGTGGACTTACTGGCTGAAATGTCAGGGCTACACAGTGGGTTTGCGAAAAGCGGAAACTTCAAAATGGGACAAGGCGAAAGCAAGAAAGAAGTTGAAAATTTTGCGCAAGGAAGTAGTGGTTCTCCCCCTCTCGTAGGGGGATTTCTACTTATTTCCGTTGCGTATTCTTAAAAAGGGACAAGATATAGAGAGTATGCGTATATAACTTGTTTAGTGTGAGGTAAAAGTATGAAAGAAGATAAAAAAACGTTGGTTGGCTCAAAAATTAGGCTTGTTGGAAAAGAATGTCCGCATTGCGGGTGTCGAGACTTGGACATATACAAACACACATTTAATGTTGGGGCATATTGCAGTTATTGCGGGAAATACGTGAAGTTTTTGAACCCGAGAGAGCGCGAAGAAGCGTTTTGTGCAATTTCAGCGAAAACAAAAGCGCAAATATTAAAGACAAAAAGTAAGAGTAAGCGTAAAAGCAAGTAATTACGACGGAGAGTAGGGGAACAACCTACTTTTTTATTAGCAAAACTGGTGGTGGCGAAGAAAGTCGCCCTCTGGCGTAAAAAAAGGTGTTGACAAGTCGAAAAACAAGTGGTAAACTTGAAGCGAAAATGAGGAGGCGGAAAGCTGTGAAAGTAATAACGAGTGGCAAAGACAACAAAGTTGTGACGTGCGGGAAGTGCAGGTGCGTGTTCGAATTTGACGAGCGCGACGTTCAGCAGTATGACTTGCGAGACGACTTGTTCTCGTTGTTTATACCGAGCACTGCCGAATCGAAGATTGAGTATGTGGAGTGTCCCGAGTGCGGGCACATAGAAACAATAAACCGTTTGAACAAGCGGAAAGAAATAACGGAAGACGACTATTCTATACGAGTTTTCAAAGACAAAAACTAAAAACGTGCCGCTTGGCTTATGGGTTTTCAACATTTTCTCCCTGCCGAGCCAACAAATACACAAAAGCCAGAACACCTCACTGGCGGCGGCACTCCTCCTTGTATACGCTGGTAGTATAATGGAAGTACGACGGTCTCCAAAACCGTTTGTCGAGGTTCGAGTCCTTGCCTGCGTGCCAACAAAAAAACTAAGTCGGAGGAAAATACGACAATGAGAACAGGAACATTTATGATTGAAATGAGCGAGAGGTGCAGACAATGCCCGTACAAAGAGTTGGAGCTGAGCAAGTACAGCAACGTTGTTGACGGGAAAAAAGTTGGAGTGCACTACGAAATTGAGTGCGTGCATAAAAACGTGTGCGAGTATTACATTATGAATTACTGTGGGGAGGGCGGCGACGATGAGTAAGTATATTTCGGCTGCGCTTAAAGAAGAAGTCAAGAGAAGCCACTACACATACGAGAGCTTGGCGCGAGAACTCGGCTTGTCTACAAAACAAAATATGAACTTTTACTTGAATCACAAAGATGACTCGGAGTGGACATATAACGACGTTAAGCGTTTTTGCCGCGCGTTAGGTGTGAACCACATACTGTTTTTGCAAGATGTCGACAGAAAGAGTAGACTGGGTTGACAAGTTGCGAGAGTCCGCGGGGTGCAAGACGTGGAAAGAGTATTGCGCGCTTATTGGGGCGAACTACCACGCTTTTATGTGTCGGCTTGAGAACGGGCGGGTGTCGCCAAGTATGGTCAAGGCGATGAGCAACTACCACGGCATAGATTTAAGTTTTCTTGAAAATGACGATACACATTGCATATGCACGACAAGCACAAGTATGAGGGGGACGACCTCAAGGAAATAGAATATAACTTCAAAAAGATTGCAGGGAAGAACCCATTGCGAACGTACAGCTTTGCGAAGTATTCACTGAAAGACGAGTTTAATGCTTTGGTTACAGAGTGTAGGCTCGTCAATTTAATGTACAAGTTGAACGATTTTCGGGCGAGTTGCTATGCTTATACTCATACAATGCGAAAAATAGAGGAAATGCTCGAATACTGTTACAAATATTTTTCGACTTCTGCGTGGGTTAAAGAGTGGTGTGGCTTGCAAGACGAGAACACGGAACAACGTCAGCAAGACGGCTCGGTAAAACGGTACAGTCACTTGGCATATATATACGACGTGTTGCGATGGGAACAAATGGCAATAGCTGCTCGCTACTTTATTGAGTACAATATACAATATTTGGAGCGCGACAAGACCAAAAAAGCATACCCAAGTCGTAAACGCATACTCGAATCGGCAATTTGGTGGTTCAATCAAGGTTTGCTCGGTCGTTTTGGGCTAAAAATGCCTACTTCCGACCCAAACTACCAGTTCACGCCCTCAAAAATCGTATTTTCCACGTTCCCATCGAGCGGAAAATCATATCTCGTCAACACTATGAACGAGATGTACTCGGAATTAGCGTGGATTATCTATGAGAAAGGCGGATTCCTGCGCGTTGGCAACGAACAAGGGAACATCTTTGCACAATCAGCGCAAACGAAGAACCTAATTGAGAACAAGAGAATCATTGATATATATCCAGAGAATCGAAAAATGATAATCAAAGGAATGTATAGACCTTTTAGCAAGTCATCAGACGAGGAATGGATTCTAAATGGTGTCAAGTACACCCCTACGGCTACTGTTTTTAAGACAAGAGACTCTGCAATTAACTCTGTGCGTTGTTGTGTGGCTGCAATGGACGACCCATCTCGCGGTCAACAAGAAGCAACGAACTCCAAACTGCATAACGACATTGTTCAACTGTTCCGAGGCGACTTTTCAGACCGTTTTGAAGAACAAGACGACCAGCTCATTTTGCTCACTGGAACAATGTTCAACCCAAACGACGTGTTTGCCCAAGAAATCGGGCTGGCAATGAATGGAGCACGCCCAGACCCACGCTTCAAGAATACATATATTAGTGCGGACAACAAAACGATAGTTATAATAAATGACTGCGAGAACGAGTTTGGTGAAAGTGCATACCCCGAGTTTATTAGCACCGAAGCATTAGTGCAAAAACGAAATGGTCTCGACCCGTACAGTTATGCGTGTATTTGGCGGCAAAAGCCAATTCCAGCAGAGGGACTCATTTTTGACTACGACTTCTTGAAAACATACGACGAATTGCCAACCGAAGACCTCAACGAACAGTCAATTTCGTACATAGACCCTACAAGGCGAAGCGCAAAAGACTTTTTCTCAATGCCAATACTGCGCCAGAACAAGAAAGACGAGCTTTTCTACTTAACGGACTGCATTTTTGTGCAAAAAGCGTCAATAGACTTGTACGGAGATATTATAAATAAGATTATCAAAAACAAGATTGTTAAATTGATTATAGAAGAAAACGTAGATGGAAGTTTGGCAGAAGTCATTAAGATGAGGCTCAAAGCACTTGACATTCGTTGGTGCGAGGTTATTACCAAGTATAACACTGTCAACAAAGCCCAAAGAATAGCACTTATGGCTGGCACGGTTAAGGAAAACATCGTGTTCCCGTCAAAGCGCAGGTTCGCTGGAAGAACCCAAATGGGCATTTTTATGAACAATATGACGCAATACTCTGCTGACGTGTCTAAGAATTTGCACGACGACGCTCCAGACTCAATTTGTGGAGTGGCAGAGAACTTCATTTTCAATGTCAACTCGAGAAATGTGCTTAAGACATACAAACAACTTCCTTTTTGAGGTGAAAAATGGCAAGAAAACCGAAACTTGACTCGCAATTAGTGCCGAGAAAAAACCGAGAAATGGTCTATAACGACTTAGAGACCTGCAAAACAGAATATCTTGACAAAATCAGGCGCGAAATCTCTGAAATAGACTTTGATGACTTGCGTTGCAACAAATCAAATTTCATTGAGGGGAAAATCATAAAGCCAATGCAATATTTTGTCGAGCGAAAGGGCGGCAGTACATCTGTTAGTGCTGAAGATTTAATGGAAGCAATGGATACGCTACGCCAAATCACATTGATGTTAAGCGAAAGTACAAGATTCCAACCAACAATCTATTCGTTGTGCAAGATGTTAAGCGTATCAACACAGACATTTAACAACTGGACATACGAAAACAATGATAAAGGCGAAGTTGCAAGACAAATCCAAGATTGGTTCAAATCGATACTTGTTCAGGGGATGTTGACTGGTGAATACGACTCTCGTGCTGGTGCATTTTTAGGCAAAGCAGTTCTCGGAATGAAAGAGGATGACGGAAGCCAAACAAACATCAACATAATTGGGTCAGATATGAAACTCGAAGACATTTTGGCAGATTATCAAAAAAATCTAAAATAGGTGTTGACAACATAAAAAAAAGGTGCTATTTTTAAGACAAGAACCAAGCGAGGTTGAATTTTGGCGTTGGATACAAAGTATTGTGGTAGAAAAATCATATGCACGAACCGAGAGTTGACAGGCAATGCCGCTGTTGACGCGCTAACGGTTATGCAGATTCTCAATGACGTTCTTCCAGTGCACCAACAAAACGTGCAAGAAGAAGACGAATTGTTTAGAATTTTCTTCAACGACTCATCTTATTGGTCGAAAGACAAAAAGCAACGCAACGACATCAGCAACAAACTGACTGTTGACGACGCTTGGGCTGTCACAAGAACCATTAACTCGTATTGCTTTGGCGAGCCAATTAAGTACGTTTCAAGACAAACAGATAAGGAAAGCAACAAACAAAAAGAAGTGGAAATATTGAGCGAGTTCCTAGATTTTAGAGGCAACCACGACTCAACCATTATGGCTACGCTTTCTTCAAGTGTGTGTGGACTCGGTTATAAACTTTCACTTCCCGCAAATAAAGAGGAGTTGGAATACAGCGGCGTTCCGTTCGTAATCAACAACAAGTTTATCAACCCGCAGTCCGCATTTTGCGTCTACAACACTTCTATTATTGGCGAAAAAGTGCTTGGAGTAATAATCGGCAAGCATTACGACAAAGACAACCAATTTGACGGTAAAGAATACACTGTTTGGACTAAATACTATAAGTATAGACTGGTTGAAGATTCAATGAGCCAAACAGGTTTTAAGTTGTTGCCAGTCGAGATTAATGGTAGAGTGTATGACGCAGAACCAAACACAATAGGTAGAATACCGCTTGTCGAAGTCGAAAGAAATGCGTTCCGAAAGGGCGACTGGGAAATTTGCAAAGACTTGTTCAAGTTCAAAAACCAACTTGTCAGCAACAGACTTGATGACGTCCAACAAATAGTAGACTATGTTTTGTTGCTCATTAACTGCGACTTTGAGAACGAAGAAGATAAAAAGACAGCGATAAGCGACCGAGTGTTTGCGTTGACACAAAAAGACGCGAAAAACCCGCCCAAAGTAGACATTTTGAAGAACCCACTCGACCAGACTGGCGTTCAAGTACTTTGTGACTACATTGACCAACTTATTGAAACGACTGCTGGCATACCGAGCAGAGCAGAGAGAAGTGGTGGTGGGCACGACACTGGTAAAGCTGTAGTTTATAGAAACGGATTCCGCGACCTCGAAAACAATGCGGGAATGATTATACCGAAAATGGACAAGGCAGAAACCGAGTTCGTTGGTATTTGCATTTCATACTCGCACAACCTAACAAGCGGTAAAGACAAGTTGGGCAACTTGCAACCGTTTGATATCCGCAACAAGTTCGTGCGTTCGTTGAGCGACGACCCATTGTCGGCAAGCACCGCATATGCGACGTTCAAGAATGCTGGTATGAACGACTTGGATGCGCTTATTGCAGCAAACGCTGTTACAGACCCAGCGGAAGTTCACGAAAACAACATTAAGTCGAAAGAAGAAATCGACGAATATTTAGGTAAAAATCAAAATACAAATACATCAAGTACAGCACAGGACAATGGCTCGGACGGCGACAAAAACGACGGACAAAACTAATTGGACTTTGTTGGAGGAGAGACAATGAACCTTAAAGATTTTATCAAGCAAAACAGTGACGGAACTTTTGAGTACGATGACGCGGCATTTACTTCCGCCCTCGACAGAGAAAGAACCCAAGCAAGCGACACGGCGCGTAAGAACGCAGAACAAAAACTTCGCGGCGAGATTGAAAAAGAACTCAAAACAAAACTTGAGGAAGAAGCAAAACTCACGGCAGAAGAAAAGCTGAAAAAGGATATGGAAGCGTTCGCACAGCAAAAGAGAGACTTCGACAAGCAGAGAATTACCACTATTTATAAAGACGCTGGCATTTCTGACGCGGAAATCGAGTACCTCACGACCCTTATAGGCGACGATTCAGACAAGAACATCGAAACCGCACAAAAGTTTGCAGAAGCGAGAAAAACCGCGAACGAGGAGTACAAGAAAAAACTCACAGAAGAATTCCAAACCTCGGGAAGCAGACCGAAAGATGGCGGCGGCGGTGACGGAGAAAGTGTCGTAAGCAAACTGGCAAAAGAGTTTTCAACACAACCGACAGCAGGTGGATATGTCGATTTGAAAGGCGATTCAGCTGACGTCAAAATATAAAACAAAAATACTAATATAGGAGCATACCAATATGGAAAATTACGTTCTCAACAGACCCAATTTTCTCGGCAGTGAAGTAGGTTTGGTTCTCAAGACCATTACCGTTCCCGCTTCCGCGACTGGTGCTGTTACAGAAAATGGCAGAAAGATTGTCAAAGCTGGTTCAATCTTCGCGTCTCCGTATCCTGGACTTCTTTTCAACGACGTGGACATCACGGACGGTGATAGAATCGGCAGTCTTATGGTTCGCGGCAGCTATATCGACGCAAAACTCCCTGCAAGCGCGGCATCGCAAGCAGAAGCATTTGCAAAACAAGGTCTCTACGCAATCGCAGAGGGCGCAGTAGTTAGACCCGACTTTGGTACGGTGGAGGTGTAATGTATGGACGTATTGAGTCTCATTAAACCGCAAGAACTCGCGGAATTTACCGAAAGTTATTCTTACAACAGAAATTATATGGGACAAAAACTCTTTACTCCTGTAAAGACCGAAAACCCGAAAATTTCTTACGAGCAACTCGTTGAGGGCGGCGAACTCCCCGTTATGGCGCAAGTACACGCTCTTGACACCGAGGCAAGAATTGGCGAACGCCCGAACTTCCAAAAGGTCGAACTCGAGAAACTTCTCATCAAAGAGAAACTTCCCGTTTCCGAAAGAGTCGCCTACTTCCTCCGCAATGGTGGCAACCAAGACGGAGTTGTGCGTTACATTTTCAACGACGCAGCAAACCTCCTCTCCCGCGTTATCACCAGAACTGAAGTCGCAAATATGGAACTTCTCTCAACTGGTAAAATCACGGTTGAAGAAAACAATGCGAAATACACCGTGGACTACGGCTTTAAGTCGGACAACAAACTCACGTTCTCTGGATGGGAAAAGCCCGCACACGGCATCCTCGCAGACCTCAACAGCGTGCAAAAGAAAGCCCAAGCAAAAGGCTTCAAGATTGTCAGAGCCATTACTTCTTCGACTGTTATCGGCTATATGCTCGCTAACACCGAAATCAAGTCGTTCTGGAAAGACAAGACCGCTCCGCTTACACAAACTTCATTGCTTGCATGGATTAACGACTACTACGGCATTGAGTTCGTTGTGAACGACGATGTGTACAAAGTCAACGTCAACGATGCAACGACCAAACGTTTCTTCGACGAAAAAGCAATTTGCTTCCTCTCGACGAAAGGTTCTCTTGGCAGAGGCTTCTTCGGCGTAACGCCCGAGGAACTCCAACTCCGCGACAAAGTTGGTCACGACATCAAAGAATCTTCGCTTTGCACGCTCACTATGTGGGCACAAGACGACCCCGCAATCACTTGGACAAAAGCAACTGGTATGTATTTGCCCGCCCCGATTGCAATCAACAAGATGTTCATTGCGAACCTCACGGCTGAAGCGTAATGATTAGAGTGGTCAAACCAAAAAACGATGTCGTACTCTCCAACGGCATATTCCTCCGACGGGGAGCGGTGCGAACAGTTGACATTTCGGACAACGAGTGGCAACACATCGCTCCCGCAGTTGTCGACTTAACCCCGACTGGCGTAGAAACTCCTGCGCCAGAACGGGTGGAAAAAACGAGCGGAGAGAATGATATACAACACACGCCCAAGAAAGGCAAAAAACAGACTGTAAAAAATGAGTTGGCTTGATAATATTAAAGAAATGATTATAAGGCGCGTTCCAGAACTTGCAGGCGACGATAATGAGTTTTTGCTCGAAGACCTCATTGATGACGCGTTCCAAAGCATTATGCAATATACCAACGCCGACTCATACAACACGGTCTGGGACAAAAAACTGGTTAGGTGCGTTGCAATGCTCTATAACAACATCGGCACAGAGGGTTCAACATCCCGCAGTTCGTTGAGCGTTTCTGACTCTTTTGACAACACAGACGTTATTGCGAGCTTCATTGTAGCGAACTTCCCGCAATATATAAAACCGACTGGGTATGTTTACCCCGCCGACAGAACCAAGTACCCCGACTAATATGGCAAGAAGATTGGCATTAAAAGACTGTTCCACCATCTACTACGCTTACAGGCTCGGAATCAACTCCAAGAGCCAAGAAGTTTTTGGTGAGGTAAAAAGCGTTAGCGCGTTTGTTGCCGACAAGTCTGGCACTGCTTTTGACAGCCGAATGGGGACTGAAACATCATACGACGTTCAGTTTATAGTGAATGCAGACGAGAACACATCGTTAATTGATGAGTACACGAGAGTTTGGCTCAAAATGACTCCAAGAACGAGCGACGACAAGCCAGACTATGAGATTATTTCCTCGCCAGAACGCAGAAACGGACAACTTCAGTTTTCTTGTAGAAGCACTGCGACGAACAAATCAGAATTTTACTACGAACACAACGGTGAAGTTTTAAGATTTATGGCGGTCGACGACCTCGAAAATCTAAAATTCATCGTCCCAATAAATATGTATTTGCCTATTGACTTCGACACAAAACTTTGGTATGATGAACCCGAAGATACGAACGACACCGAGTTTTTAATGAAGCTTGTAGACAAAGAAGAAGTGAATGGTAACATTGAATACACGGTAGAACTGAAATGAGCAACAAATTTGTCAAAGGCACAACAAAAGTCGTGAAGTCGCTACAAAGACTCGACCAAGACATTGTTGAAGCTGCCGACAACTCGATTCAGCAACTCGGTCAAGAAGCCGTAACGGAAGCACAATTCCAACTGGCACTCGTCGCTAATACTGTTGGGTTCACGCAAAGATATGGTCTTAACCTCGTTGATGAGATTGGACTTCGCAAGATACCAAATGGGTACGAGGTAGCCGCGCCAGTAAGGAACACGACAAAAACAGTTTCCGAAAATATGTACTTTGCAGAATATGGGGCAGGTGCATATGGGTCAAAAAGAATTTGGCGTTACCCGACAACACCAGCCGACCCGTCACCAATTCGAGAACTTGACAGCCGAAGCCGTGTGAGTGGAAGCAGAATCCCGCCATACAAGTATTTCAGCCCGAAAAAAGGTTGGATTGGCGTAACAAACTGGAGTAAACCAGCACACTATATGCGTAAAGCAAGAATATTTATCCGAAGAAATTGGAACAAGTATTTTAGCCGAAACATAAATACAGCAATATACAGATACAAGAAATGATAGTATTCGACGAGCAAGAAGTAATAGACTATTTGAAAAGCGTTGTGAAAAATGCGTTCAAAAGCCCCGAGTGGCGCACTCTTTTTGGCGGCAAGAATATGAAAATTGTCGACGAGAATTTTGGTGAGCAAACCTCATTCCCCGTTGTCTACGTTGGAGTATCTGATTGCACACAAGCAGATGGCACTTACGATAACTCTGGCGACGAGCAATACACTGACGTCGAATTTGAGGTCGAGTGTTATAACCAAGAAGCGGGCAAAAAAACGAAGCGTGAAATAGGACTCGCAATAAACAAGCAACTTATGGCTGCGCTTAAACAAGCAATGAACCCGCACATAACTATGAACCAACAGTTGGAAAGCCCAGACGAAAGCATTTATAGGCGCAGAATCGAGGGCTACACAATTTTTGATAATAAAAACAAAATCTTTTATAGATAAAGGAGATTACAATGCCAGATACTGTTTCTGTAAAATCAACATACGGCACTTATTTGAAAGTAAAAGCGACAGACTACGAAATTCTTTGCCCCATTACGGATTTCCCTGACCTCGGCGGAGAACCCGAAATGTTGCAAACCACGACTCTTGGAGATAAGGCGCATACCTATATCGAGGGAATTCAGTCTATGGACGCTCTTACATTTACGACCAACCTTTACTTTGGTGATGAAACCACAAAAGGCTCGTTCCTGTATATTAAAAAGACTTACGACTCAACGAGCGATTCTCACGAGTTCGCTATTGACTTCGTAAAAGACCCGACTGGAACAGGAAAAGCAGGCGAAGCAGAGGGCGGTACTGTTCTTCTTCGCGCAAAATGGACTGGTCAGCTTTCAATTTGGGTCAATGGCGGCGGCGTTGACGAGGTTGTTTCTTGCACAATAAGCATTTCACCCTCGACACCGATTACATACGAGAAGCCCGCTGCATAACAAAATAGAATCTCAAACAACTGTTAGGAGGAATATATGGAAACTTTGAGAAAAAACACTAAACACTGCTCGGTCGGAGAGTACGACTTCGACGTAGCAATCAACAGGCAAATCGTCTTGGACGGGTTCAAACAATTCCCCAGCCTTTGGAAAGTTGTTGCACACAACAGCAAGTATAGCGGGAACGTTGACGCACTTGAAGATATTTCTGCGTTCACAGACCTATTGGAGGCAAACGACATAATAGAGGAAGTAACACCGAAATATGTTGCATATGTACTCCCCAAAATGCTTGAACTCGCTGGCGAAAAGGTTGACCTCGACGCGTTCTACAAGTACATTGTTGACAATGAGGTTGACGACGAGTTTAATTACGCGATTTTCCAATTCGCAATGCTGGGTTTTACCGCCGACAGAAGCGAAAAGAAAGCGAAAGTCAAGATGAGTCTGAAATAAACGGCGAACCAGAAGATGAGAGTGTGCTTGACGTAGTTGAGTTTTTCGACAATATGTTCAAGTGTGCTCTCACCTATGGAATGTCAAGTGCCGAATTTTGGTTCGGTGACCCACAAGACTATTTCGTATATCAAGACGCTTTTGTCGATAAAATCAAAATACAGCACGACGATGACGACATCAAGGCTTGGCTGTTCGGGCAATACAATCTGTTGGCTTACCGACAAGTTATGTCCGAGGTTTGGGGCAAGAAAGGTTCGAGTAAAAAAATCTTCCCCGACAAACCAAATGTCTTGACAAAACAACAAGAAACTGCTAAAACTGAAATAGACAGTCCGCACCCGCTTATGGGCAAGTTTATGCGAATGGCACGGGCTGTGAATAATAAATTTAAGGAATAACGCAATGGCAGATAAAGACAACAAGAACAATGGTATTAAGATAGATATATCATACAAATACGATTCGTCTGGGTTGAAAAGAGCCGTAGCGGATATTGAAAAAGTTGACACGCAAACAGAGCGTGGAATTACCCAAACAAAAAAGAATATCAAAGCCCTTGTTGCGGCGAGTCAGTCAATGGCTCAATACCTTTACAAAGATAATGAAAAGGTTGCAAAGGCATTAGAGCGTCAACAAAAAGCATATGAGGCTATTACAAAGGCACAAAATGCGTACAAGCGTACTCAAAGCCAAATAAAAGTTGCCCGACAAAATCTTGCAAGTGTTAGGAACTCAGTTACATTGACAAAAGCGGGCAACGCAAGGAAAAATGTTCGCGTTGACGGAACTACTGTTTACAGAAAAACAAGAAAAGGCGAAATTGTTGATGAACAAGCGACAAAAAGACTTGTTGCGGCGTCAGAGCGACTCAAAATGGCAAGGCTTGCTCAAAAAGACGTTACATTAAGCCTACAACAGGCGGAAAATTCATACAAAAATTCACTTCTTGGCACTGCGCAAGCAAATGACAAGGCGCACCTAAAACAGTTAAACAAAGAACTTGGGCTTACTGCGGAACAACAAGAGCTCATTGCCAAAAGCACAAAAAAGCTTGATTTAGACAAAATCCCGAACAAACTTAAGTCAATTAGCGACAGAATAAAACAAATAGACTTGTTTAGACTCGTTTCTCAAGTTTATATTCTTTCTCGTGTCTGGAATCAAGTTTTGAGATTTACAGAAGCATCTTCGAGTTGGGTTGAAAACCTAAACTTATTGGAAGTAGTTTTCGCAGATACTGCTGATGAAGCAAAAGATTTCATAAAGACTGCTTCAAACAATTTTGGACTTGACGCAAACGCTCTCGCGCAATATGTCTCCACATTTAAGCAGATGGCTAATGCTATGGGGCAGGCTTCAGAAACAGGCACGCAAATGGCTCAGGCGTTGACCTACTTGGCACTGGATATTTCATCATTGCGCAACGTAGATATGAAAACAGCGGCAAGCGACTTGGCAAGCGGTATTGCTGGTCAAGTTAAGCCAGTGCGAAAATACGGCTTTGATATCACTGAAAGCAGTGTTGATGCGCTTCTTAAAGAAATAGGTGGCGGTTCAAGTTCGAGCCTAACACAAGCGAACAAACAACTTGCTCGTACAATATTGCTAATTCGCCAATCAAAAGACGCTTGGGGCGATATGGCAAAAACAATAAACACATTTGCAAACCAACAACGCGTTATGAATGACCAGTGGGAAACCACAAAGCGTTTGGTTGGAACTTTGCTTATTGGCACATTTAAGCTCACAGATAGTTTTGAGGAAGCAAGCAAGACGGCTGGAATTGCACAAAAAGCTATTTGGTATATCAATGGTGCTTTACTTGCACTAAACGATATTCTGGGCGCTATAATTCCTCAAGCAGAAGAACTAAATGGCGGTATTGCAACTGGGGTTGATGACGCGGTAGACGACTATGATAAACTTACAAGCGCAGTAAACGGTTCTCTTGCAAGTTTTGATAAGTTTAATACATTATCTGGTGGTTCTGGTGGTTTAGACTTGACTGGTGGTCTATCTCAACTTTTCGACAAAGAATATAAAGAGTATATAGAAAAATTTGAAGAAAGTATGAAGTCAATCAATATGTATTCGCGCAAGATAGCGGACAACATATTGAAGATATTGTATCCCAAATATGGAACTTGGCTTCAAGAGAATGAAAACGGGACATTCGCCGAGTGGGCAAAAGAAACAAAAACTCTTGCGGGTGAAGTCGGCGCTTTCAAAAACGGTTTGTTTGGCGTATTAGAGTTGGTTCTTGCGCTAAAAAGTCCTATTCTTGCTTTGGCTGGAATTGTTGCCAAAACAATTATTGAAGACCCAGACGCTTTCTACCAGTTTACAGACTTCTTAGGAAAAACTGTTACGGCACTTGGCAAAATAGTCGAATTTTTAAGCGACACAAAATTGCTTATCCCAGCAATAGTAACATATATGAGCATTATGTCTGGTTTCAAGATTGCGAACTTTATTCTTGAACACGAAAAATTGCTCGGGGTGTTTACAAAATTGGGTTCTGTAATAAGCAACAAACTTAATCCCGCGATGAACTCGCTTATTCAAAGCGAAATAACAAAGGGAATACCTCGAATCAAACAAATGGCAAGCGAGATAAATGGCACTACGTTTGCTCTAAGTGCTTGCACTCTTGCTCTCGGTACTTTGCTTGGAATGGCTATACTCGACCAATTGGAGGGCAAGACCAAAAAAATTGTTTCCGCAGTATTTCTTGCCGTTGGCGCATTTACGGCTTTGGCTGCTGCTGTACTTGCTTATCAAGGGGCACTCACTGCTGGCATAGCAGTTCCTATTATTACTGCGGCAGTTGGCGTTGGAATCGCTGGCATTAAAGGGCTTATAGATTCTGCAAAAGAACACGCAGATGGTGGCTTCCAAACTGGTGGCTTGTTCTATGCGGGCGAAAAAGGCGCGGAATGGGTTGGTAGGCAAGGAAGCACAAGCACTATTGTGAACGACACTCAAATGAGCGACATTATGCGTGAAAGCGTGGCACAAGGCGTTAAGAGCGGTATGGCTTCGGCTTACGGCGACATTTCGAGAGCGAATAGTGGTTCGACCGAGGCGGCTGTCTACTTGGACGGCAACAAGGTCGGCAGATATGTGGCGGCAAGTGCTGGCTTCCGTGGCGAGGCGAACCGTCGCAACACAAGTTTGAATTGGAAGTAATATGGGCGCGATAGTAGATGTAAACAATGCAGTAGATTACAAGGCTGCAAACCCTATAAACAAGAATGACGGGATTGACACGATATACATAACGGCGGCTGGCTACAAGCACTACCCGTTCAAGTGCGCTACGCCCGACAGTGGGCTTGGGTTCGAGGAGCGTGTGTTTGGGGCTGACCTCACGAGAAGCACGAATTTCGTTTTGACCAACATTCTTGACGTGGACTACGGACTTGTGGCGCGAGTCGAGATTACATATGCGTATATGAATATCACTGACTACCGCGTTTTGTGCAAGATTTCGCAAGAACGTGTGTGCTACGTGACGTACTTCAACCGCGAGAAAGCAGAGTGGGTGCAAGACCAAGAGTTTGCGTTCACGACACAAGAGCTTAATAAGCTATATGCGTTTGGCTCGCACTATTTCGGCGCACTCGACATAACTGTTTCACTTGTGGCAACCAACCGCGACTTGGCTGAAACAAAGATTGGCAAGGTATTTGAAGTGACGTTCAATATGAACGGAGGCACTGGGGATATCGACGACTTGGCTCAACGTGATAGCGACGGCAAATACATTCTTGACAAAGACGGAAACAAGCAATACAACAACCCGAAAAACGTTGTGTATGGCGGTGCAATTTCACTTCCGACAAGTACTGGGTTCAGCTATGCTGGTATGACGTTCGACGGCTGGAGCTTGCAACCAACGCTTTCAAACGCGCAAAGCTACGGCGTGTACTATATGCCGAAGCAACCAGTGACGGTGTGGGACAATATGACTTTCTATGCGAGGTGGAAATAATGGCTAAACTCGAACTCCAAATAGGCGACAAGACCTACGACAAAGCGTGGGTTGACGACCTTTCAAGCACTTCGCAAATTTCGACCGACCCCGCTGGCATAAACTACGGGGTTATTCCAAGCACTGGCAGTGCGAAACTCCGCGACCTCGGCGGCGCGATTCGGGCTGACATTGAGGCTGGCGTTCTGCCAGCTTCAAACGCGCAAACCAAAATTCGCATAAACGACAACCAAATTCAAGAACACACAACGAGCGACAGCGACTACGACGTTATAAACCGCGAACTCAACCTCGATTTCAGCGACAGGCTTTCGTTGCTTGACAAAGTGACGTATGGAGGTATGCCACTTCGCGGCTATTCGATGTCAGCTTACGAGATGTTTGACGATGTTATAGGCTCGTATGGCGGGTATGTGAAAGAGATTCCTAGAAACTGGGATATTTATTATTCGTCTGGCAAAATCACTTTTGACTCGTCAACAACGATGAAAGCAGAGATTCCGTACTTAAACGGTCACGTCGAAAAAATAGGTACGAGCATAAAACTAAAAAAAGGAGTTGCTCACAAGATTTCTTTTTCGATAAAGACGTCTAGTTTCTCGCTTACGGCAGGCACTACTGGGTTGCAAGCTATAATTACAGAAACGTACCCGACTGCGGATAATCTTGATAAAACAGCAATAGCTTCCGCTAATATTACGTCAGATACAACAAATATTGCGACGTTGGAATTTACACCGATAACAGACGTGGTGTATTTTGTTTTAATGCTTAATAACGCAGCTATTTCGCAAACTTTCACAATTACTATTAGCACGTTTGTCCTTGATGGGCGTTCCAACAAAGATTTACTGAATAGTCCGCACAGCAGAAACCCGTATGTGTATGGTTCTACATTAGCTGCTGGGAGTGAATCTTTATACGATTATTTGGATAGCGTTTTAATAAGCTACCCATACCTTGAATCGGCTTCTTACCGCGAAACAATCGAGAAGTTTTGCACGCTTGCGCAAATGACATTATCGCTAGACGATAACGGAGATATTAGGTTTAAAAGCGCAAGACCGCAAATTTTCAGTTCTAACGAAAGAACCAACACTCCTATAATAGACGCGAACCACAAGATTTCCAACTTTAACAAGACGCTTTTCTTAAAAAACAAGGTTGATGGCGTTGAAGTCGGCTATGTAATACCAATAAAAGAAAAGCAAGCCGACCAAGATGTGTATAGTTATGAGGCAACTGTTGTATCAATGTCTAGCAACATAGGCACAGAAGAACAAGGCGGTTTGACAAATGCAGGCAATACTATTCGTTTTGTAGAGGGATACTCCTTTAATGTTCCCAAAAAAATAAACAATAACTTTACAAAGATTAAAAATATAACAGGAATCCGCGTAACTAGCACAGGTTTGTACGAAAGCGGAACTGTCGATAGTTCTCTAAATAAAACAGTTACAGATAGTGAAGCAGGTTACGAGTGGACAATGCCACTACAAGAGCCGACAGATTATAACAACAATGCTACAACTCCTATATCTATGAGCGGAGATGCTATAATAAACGTTGAAAGTTACCAAGATAAAACATTGACGGAGTTTTGGAAAGTGACTATAATTAACGCCGCAATAGACCAAAAATATTGGTTTTATGACAATGCGAAAGGCAGTGGCGAATTGCATTATTATACTGCATCGACTGTCAATTTTATTGTTAAGGCAAGTGTTGAAAACATAAAATTTAATGAAACCACAACAAGTACAGCTGCTATAGAGAGCGCAATAAACCCAATAAAAATAGCTCAAAATGAGTTAATGCAGTATTCAGACAACGCGACTTCAATTAGAAAAAATATTTTAGCGGATTATGATGACGGCGTGCAAACAGGAACGCAAGAGCTTTTCTGCGGGATTGGCGACTGGGAACACGGCGAGATTATGCAACCATATGACGTGGTAAGAATCGAGGGCGAAGACGGGTATTGGCGCGTGACTGGGCGCACATTCAAATACGCAGGCGCGCCGACACTTTCACTCGAACTGCAAAAACTGCACGAAAAAGAGTGGAACGACATAGACATTGGTGGCGGGATTTCGACTGGGACGATTAGCACAGGCACGTTTACTACGAACGGTGAGAAGACGGGAAGCATAAAGTTACCGAGCGGATATGACTATTATTCTGGCAATTCAGCATATATTGTAAGTGTAGTATTCAATATAAATGGCGAAGATTACACCGAAACGCGAGCTTCGATGGGAACGGCTAGCTTTAGCAAATATAATGGTCTTGGCATACACACTGTTCATTGCACTATAACAGCGAATTGGGTAAACGGCATTTTGAATTATGTCGCAGAAGAAAAATATAATAAGCGAGCTGGTTATGAGCGCAGAAGCTACGTAAAGTCCATAACGGTCACCAGACTAGCACAATTTTACTAAAACTATTGACAGTTTGCTAATCGTGGTATATTCTAGAAACGAGGCAATGGTATGTACGATTTAACGATAACGAAAGGCGATGAAACAAGATTGAACTGGGCATCCAACACAACTGAGAGCGTGGTTCTCTTTGTTTGTAACGGGCTTGGGATTGCGCGGGCGTTTAGCTATGACAACTTGCTCGTTTTTAGCCAATATGAAACTGGGAATTTGACGGCTGGCGAGTATGAGTTCGACATAACCGTTGATGGCAAGAAAGCGTACCACGGCAAAATGCTGGTACAAGAAAAGGAAGAAGCGTAATATGGCAGACGAAATACAAGTTAGTTCAAAAGGAAGTCCGAGGTTTGACGGCAGAACGCTGAAATGGTTTAGCGGCAACACGTTCCCGTATGCTCTCGAAATTGAGCTTATTGACGGCGAAACAGGCGAACCAATCGTGCTGGGCGAAGATGACTATATAGTTGTCAGATTTTACGACCGAAGAAACAACCTAGTTCACGAGTTTGAGTTCAAGAACTTGACGATGTACGAGGTTGGCGGCAAGAAGTACGTTGAAGTCGTAATGAATTTCACGGACGAAGTTAGTGCGAAGTTTGCGGTTGGCAAGTACAATTATTGCACAACCTACTATGGTACTTACGTGACGACAATTTGGGACAACGCAGACGCGGAGGTTGAACAATGCCACTGACAGCTGACATCGACGGTGTGAGAGCCAAAATAACGGCTAGTGTGTCATCGGTTGAAGCGACAGTCGAGGCACAAGCCAACAGCGTAAAGGCTGGCGTTTCAGGGCGTCTAATACCGACTGCGCAGTTCGTTCCGCTTCGGCTTGGCAGTTTTGACGAAAGCGATGGCTTCACAAAGAACGGAATGCTGTACGTGGACGACGGCAAAAAGAGTTACAGGCTCGGACTTGACACGCTCAAAAAAATGAACACAAAAATTGCATATGCCGACGACTTGGCTAATGTTGATATGACGAAGCTGGTCAAAGGCGACTATATATGCTTACAAAAATAGGAGTAAACCCAAATGGCAGACATAACGATTAAAGATAAGAAACGTACACAATTCTTGGTGGTAAACGACGACGACAGCATAACCCAAGTTTTGTTGGAAAACAAGGCTAACAACGTACTTATAGACGACGCGGCTGACAATTTCGTCTCGGACGATGTGGAGGGCGCGCTTGCTGAACTAGCAGGTCGCGTAGCGAGTGCTGGTAAGGTCGATGACGTGCGCAATAACGCAAGTGACGCAAGTACGAGCATAGTCACGAACAAGATTGCGGACCTGTCGAAAGCAGTCGTGAAAGAGGCAGGTCAGGTCGGGCATACGCTTACAATCGAGAATGGTAGTCATAGTGTTGACTTCAATGGTGGCACTAATACTGCTGTTTCTTTGAACTCGGGTTATTTTGCTTCTACTACCGATACTGCGTCTGGAACGAATAAACTTGTCTTAACGTTGGCAGACAGTGGTGTGACTGCTGGTACGTATCAAGGCTTGACAGTGGATGCGAAAGGTCGTGTCACTGCGGCAGAAGATAAGGGCTATGCAGTAAAAGCAAATGTTGATACCGAACTTGCCAAGAAACTTGACAAATCAGGCGGCTCTGTAACTGGCAACCTCACGATTGGTGGGAACCTTACTGTCAACGGCACTACTACTTCTATCGACAGCACAACGCTCAAAGTGTCGGACAAGCTGATTGAAGTTGCGAAAGACAATACAGTTAAACTCACAACCCCTGCTGGTATTGTAGTTCCGAAGTATGACGGTACAAACTATGGCGCACTCGTTATAGATGGTGACGGTAATGCACAAGTTGGCGATGTTAAACTCGACACGAGCGGAAACATTGATGTCACGAATAGTGATTTGCAGACTTTGGCGACACGCGAGGGGTTGACGGACGGCAATCTAGTGAAGTGGGACGACACAAAAAAGACACTTGTTCCAGATACAACAGTTGCCTCGAACGCAAGCTCGGCACTTTCAAAAGCGAATGCAAATGCGACCGAGATTTCGACGATAAAGGCAACATACCAAACAAAGACCGACAACGCGCTTAAAACGACTGACAAAACGGTTGCTGGCGCAATCAACGAAGTAAAAGGTACTGCCGATAGTGCGCTCTCGAAAGCAAACGCAAACGCTACAGAGATTTCAAACCTCAAAAACGGTACGACAAAAGCCAAAAAAGCTGAAACCGCTGATAAGGTTGCAAACAAACTTACAGTCGGTAACGGTACTACTTCCGTTCAGTTCGACGGTAGTGCAGCGAAAAATGTAACGCTTGGGACTTCGGATTTTTCAGTAAGCGAAACTTCGGGTACTCTCTCGGTAGGTCTTTCTAACACAGGTGTCAAGGCAGGTACATATACAGCTCTTGCAGTAAATGCGAAAGGACGTGTGACCGCTGGTGGTCGCGCGATTGCTTTTATAGGTAAAGACGACCCGATTCCGAGCGACGTAATGGTAAACGGACTTATATTCAGAGCAAAAGCATAAAATTGGAGGTAAGCAGTGGCTACTTCACAAGAATACACAATAAGCCGAAAGGTTAGCGACACGGAAGAAGAGATAATTCAGATTCCGTATGACGCATTAGCGAACAAACCCGATTTGAGCGTGTACCAAACCAAGAACGACGCTAGCTTGGCAACGACCGATAAAACGGTTGTTGGTGCGATAAACGAGGTTGTGACAGGAGTCGCAGGAACTCTTGAATCGTTTGGTATGTCACTTGCACCACAAGAAAACGGAAAGCTCAACAAGAAAGTTTATGTGTTCCCAGACGGTAGTTTGGCAAGCGGGACAAGTTACGACGCGTCAAAAGATTTATATTTGTCGATTGGTGACGGACTTACACTTGAAACAATAGATGAGGCAAATAACATATGGAACATTAAATCTGGTAGCGCAATCACATCGGTTGACGGATTGGGTGGTGGTGCAATTAGCGGTGATGTAAGCACATCTGGTAGCTTGACCGTAGGTGGCAGCCTAACAGTTAACGGCACGACCACGACTGTTGATTCGACAACGCTTCAAGTCAAAGACAAACTTATCGAGGTCGCACACGGCAACACAACCAAACTCACGACACCCGCGGGCTTGGTAGCACCTAAATACGACGGTACGAATTCGGGCGCGTTGGTGTTTGACGGAGACGGAACGGCTTATGTAGGCGACGTGAAGCTTGATAGCACTGGCAATATTGATGTGGCAAAGAGCGAATTGCAACCTCTAGCAACTAGAACTGGGCTTGTTGATGGCAACCTTGTGCAGTACGATTCGACTGCGCAAACGCTCAAAGATTCTGGCAAGAAGATAAGCGACTTGGCAACGACTTCGCAAGTAAACGCAAAGTACACGAAGCCGAGTGGTGGCATACCTAAAACTGACCTTGCAAGCGACGTGCAGACATCTCTCGGTAAAGCAGATACAGCATTGCAAAGCGCACCAGTAACATCAGTCAATGGAAAGACTGGTGCTGTCCAACTTGGTGCAAGCGATGTTGGAGCATTGCCGTCAAGTACAAAATTCGTTTCAAGTGTGAACGGAAAGACTGGTGCTGTAACTGGTCTTGCTACACAAGATGAGGTAAACGCAAAACAAAACACGCTCACGGAAACGCAACTTGCGGCTGTCAATTCAGGTGTAACGCAAGCAAAAATCACAAAATATGACGGATATGATGCAACAATCAAACAGAAAGTAAATGTTTCCGATTTGGCTACGGTTGCTACAAGTGGCAGTTACAACGACCTTAAAAATACGCCTACTATACCGACAGTCAATAACGGCACTCTCACAATCCAAAAGAATGGCACAGATGTTGCTACATTCACTGCAAACCAAAGTTCGTCCGTGACTGCGAACATAACAGTTCCGACAAAAGTAGGCGAGTTGACGAACGACAGTGGTTACACGACGAACAAAGGTACAGTGACATCGGTTTCCGTAAAAATGAACGGCGCGTCAAAGGGGACAGTCACAAGTTCTGGGACGATTGACTTAGGGACTGTTATTACAGCCCATCAGGATATCAGCGGAAAACTCGATAAAACGACTTACGAGGTCAACAAAACTATTGACTTCGGTTCTTCTGGCGTATTATATGTAGGCAAGTTCAAGGTTTATGACACGAATGTGACCTGCGAAGTGACAAGTACAACAAACGCGACATATAGTGGTAAACTTGTTATTGCGACACAAAATTATGCCATAGCGCAGATGACAGTGTATGGTGATGCGGCTAATACAGTTGCGCCAAACTTTTTTGTAAAACCAAGCACAACAAGTAACCCATATATAGAGGTTTATTTCAAGCCATCGAGTTGGAGCAAGATCGTAGTACACATATACGGTTCTAATATTCAAGCAGAACCTACTGATGTTTGTACGAATGTCCCCTCTGTTCCATCTACGGCAACATTAAAACCGAAAAATGCTCTTCCTACCTATTCGCTTTCTGGCACGACATTGACAATAACTTTGTGAGGTGAATTATGGCGTTAAAAATAGGAACGGTTGAACCTACTGAAATCAAAGTTATAAAAAATGGCACAACTACCGACTCAACTGTTTATAAATATGCGACAACAGGTACAGATTTGAAAGAAGCAACAAGAAGCGGTGTTTCGTCTTATACATCTACACAGCTTAACGGTTGGGTTGGATTGCAAAATGATACTTGGAGTGGAATCACAAACGCAAGCTCTCTTGTTGCGGATAGATACTATTACATACGAGTGTATGTATATGATACTGGTAAATATGGTAAGTTTTGTGTTAGATTTAAGTCATACAGCGGACAAACAATCACAGTCGACGATATGGGGTGGGGATATGACGGAGAGGTTATATATTCAACACCTGTCTGGGGTAAGCCATATTCTTTTATCGCTAATGGTTCAAATTGTACGATTACGACATCAAGAAATTTATCTCCGAATGAACACGCCAGCACAAGTGATGCTTTAACAACTGGCTCAAAGATTTATTACGGTGATGTAATTCATATTGCTGTTCTTCCAACTACTTCCCAATACCAACTCACAAGTGTTAAAATAAATGGTGTTGAACAGACATTAACAAGTGGGACTTTTGAAACAACTCTGATTGTCACTGGAAGCATAAATATAAATGCGGTCGCTGGGAGGGCTTCAAAAACTTGGCAAACGAAATTTTCTGGTTCAAAATCCACAACATTTAGTTATACTCTTGAAAACGACCCCATAACACAGAATTTCCCCACAAGCGATTGGGATTACACAAATATACCATTGTCGAATTATAACGTTACATTAAGTGCTACTGAAAATCCTATACGAATAACTGGCACACTAAAAGTCACAACAAAGAGTGGTAGCACCTCAAATTCTGCAACGACCACACTAACAGCAAACGAGCTAACGACAAGTTGGGAGCGAAAAACCAACAACGTGTCTATAACGGTAAAGGTTGGAAGTAACAATTATTCTGCAAATTCTTCGGCTTGGTTGAGGGCAGAAACGTCAAATCTATGTTTGAGAATAGACGTTAATAAAGCTAGAAACTTATCTACTGCGACTGGTACAGCCGTATTAACAGTGACAAAAGTTGAACAATATTTGACTGGTGGGACGGCTACAAAACTATCAAAGCCAATTATTGATTATGTAAGCCGCACTTCTGGCTATGAATTAGAGTTTAGGTTGCAAAACACAAATGATGTTGCAGTTACTGCTAATATCAAATTAACAGACGCATACGATACTGTAGATGGTGCTAACACCGCTACTGTTGCTGCAAATAGTTATCAACGGTCAAGTGTAAGTCTTTCAAGCTCTGGGGATTATGAGGCAGGTTGGAAGCTAGAAGTGTACTACACTGCAAGCGGCTACAATCAAAGTGATACTACAACGTATATAGGAGAAGCGATGTGAATATAGAACACATATTAAAGAAATATCCACAATGGATTAAGGCAATATATAAGACAGGCTCGTCTGTGCTTCCGTGGATTGACAAGTCTAATGATATTGATTATGTAATCTTTGTAAGTTCGCTCGATGATAGCCGTTTATATCAATTTTACGAGGAGCGACCGAAAGGAGAATGTTGGCTTGTTTCTATCGATAGCACTATTAGAAACCCTAGATTGTACTCTTATGAACGCCCGTTTGAGCAATTGCTATGTGGAGAAGAAATGCCGACTGAAAGATATGACATCTTCGAGAACGAGAAAGAATATAAAGCGTGTGTTATACAACGAGCATTAGGCAGACCATACGATAACACCTATAAGTGTTGGTATCACACGCTTACTGCAATCTACTTATTTGACAACGGCGGTTACTTTTTGACAGAAGAGCAAAAGGCAAACGTTGTCTTATGTAAAAACAAACAGATGACCGTTGAGTTGCATAATTTTATCCAAACTCGTTTGAAAGAATGGCAGGAGGAACTATGTCAATAGACTTTATAACACTAGCAGAACAAAATCTGCTCACGTTTGATGATGAACACGAACACTATTATGTTAAGCCAATAGATAGACACAATTTTATCACATTCCCACTTGAAGATTTGAGTGGAACTGTAATGGTTACTATTGATGAATATCTTGGGTTGCGAGCAAACTATTATCAGTTCACAGAAGATTTGAAAGGAATAGAGCTGTATGCGCCTCCAACCAACGTTGAAATTGCCGATGAAACTTTTTTCAAACAAAATTGACATAAAGTATTGACATTCTCGGATAAAGGGTATATTATGCGAGATGAGTAGGTAGAAGTATGATTGAGATGACAAATTTTGACGAACTTGAAAAAGAGCAAAAGCAAGAAAAGGCGGTACAATCGGTATCCCAAACTTCCGACAAGTCGATTGCCGATGTTTCTTTGAAAGATGTCAAATTCAGACTAAATACGAACCAAACCTACGAAGAGCAAGCGAAAGATGTTGTGAACGTAATAGCAACTGTAAAGGCGGTGGAGGACGAAGCCACTGTCCAAGCACTTGCGAAAGGCAAACAAGACGAACTCATCGGCGAGCAACAATCGAAAGTCAAAAAAACACAAAAGGACTTCATTAACGCTCAAACCGAAGTGCAAAAGGCTGAATACGACAGCAACAAAGCACTGTTCGATACGTTCAACATCATATCGCACTTGCCGAAGTGGTTGCAAATGATAGTCGTGCCGCTCTTGACGCCATTCTATCTCATCGGCGTGCTTGTAATCAAAGTGCCGTGCGGATTTGTAAGAATGTTGATTGACGGGATTGACGGTATCATTTGCCGCTACGAGAAAGCGGACGAACGCACACGACCGAGAATTAAGGTCACGGTCTGGATTATATTCGGTCTGTTGGTGGCTGGCGCAATCACGCTTGGCGTACTGGGTGGACTGAAAATTATATAAGAATATCAATAGGAGAGATATTATGGAACTTATCAACATTGAACAACTTATGCGAGACAAACTCGATGAGTGCAATGCGTGGCTCGGCGGAAAGGACGAGGCTGTGTCCCGTCTTGACGAGGCTGAAAAAGCATATGAAAGCGCAAGATTGGCGTATGAACAAGCCAAGAATGACGTTGCAGACTATAATGACGAGAACATTGCAGAGGTTGAAAAATACAAGAGCGACCTCGAACATAGACTCGGAATTGTGGTTGAGCAACCCGAAGTCGTAGACGTTGTTGACGAGGCTGTCGCCGAACCCGTTGCGCAAGAAGAAACACCTATCGTGGGAATCATCGGATAACGTGAAAAAAATCGTGCTCCCGTCTCGCAGCAGGCTGGCAGATGACTGGGGTTACGTAAAAAGCATAGTCTTAGTGCTAACATATGGCATAATTGAGGAATTGCTGGAGGAGGCTATTGCTTGGAGTATAACGGCGTTAGCGGCGAAAGCCCTATCGTTCGCAGTGACAGTTGCTTTGACTGGAATAATAAAAGTAAGTGCTCAAAACTCTGTAAAGGGGTTGATGATACTCATAAAGCCAGTCGTAAAGAAGATAACTTATAAGCAAGGGAACGACAAAACCACAAAATTAGTATCTTTTTTTAGGAGCATATTTGGAATGGATAACAAAGAAAACAAGAAAGTTGGCGCAAAAAACTTCTTCATAAATCTTTTCGCATATCTCAAACGTAACGTAAAGACAAACACCGCAACAATCACGAACCTTATCAGTTCTCTTGGTGCTGGCGCATTGACATCTGGCGGTTTTATCGTTGGTAATGTCCAAATTCCGCAGTGGGCAGTTTACGTTATTGGAGTTGTTGTGTCGGTGGTTATGTTTGTTCTCACACAACTCGGTGTAAATGGCAAAGGACTTGAAACGCAAGAACAGTACGACGCCCGCAAAGAGAGCGAAGCTGTTGAAAAGTCAATAAAGAAAGCCGACAAAGAGCGTGCAAAAGCAGAGAAAGCAGAAAAAGAAGCTATTAAGAAACAAATCGAGGCTGACGAACAAGCCGAAGAAGACGCTAAAAAAGCTGTTCTCGAAGCAGAAAAAGCAGCCGAAGCGAAGAAACAAGAAGCAGAGCGAAACGCCAAAATAGCGCAACTAAAAGCAGATTACCAAGCGGCTGTTGCCCGAGGCGAATTCACTGGAACGCTTGTTGATTACTTGGAACGCAAATAATAAAGCCGAACCCCGACTTCAATGGTTGGGGTTTTTTATAGGCAAAAAGAGGTCATAAATTGTATAGAAAAGCTCTAAAAAATCGCGGTTAGCAATGAGCAGTTCATTAGCGTATGCAGCTGGCTCGACGGTGAGGGAATTTGGTGTAATTATGCGCTTTCTGCTGTGATGTCAATAACAAGCACTGCTTTCTTAATGTTGGCTGCTGGGCACGACCACAAACCTACTTGGAAGCACTTGCTCTTGATTGGTTGCACAGTTATACCAATATGGGTGGTCAAATTATTCTCGGCGATTGCTGGGTTCGTGTTAGATTGTGTGTCAATAATTGTTGTTCCAGCCATTATAAGCAAAAAGTGGTGGACGGGTTTTGTCGGTCTTGCATTAAATGTTGCATTCCAAGCAATATCTATGTTTATCAGAGGCATTGATTTTGGGCACACTTTTGACGATAACACTATATTATCCATTATCTTTTCAATAGATTATTATATTATGATTGCACTATACTTCTTGTATATGGCGTCAATAAAAACTAAAAAGGAGGGCGAAAGCAATGGGACGTTGGGGAACACTATGGATGTCTGAAACTGTAACACAGCTCGAAGATTTCAAGAAAACACTCAAGAACAAAGATGAAATTGCAAAAATCGACGAAATAATTGCAAACATCAAGAAGAACGAAGCACAAGATGAGAAATAACTTGTTGCCTAAAAAATTGCGCATTAAATTCTTTGCGTACAAGTACGGACTATACGCCTTTATATTTTTGTTGATAATTGCGTTCGCGTTTTTACTCGGCAAGCATATAGAGGCGGTATTCCTATTTGTGGCGTTTGTGTTTCTGCGCTACAAATTTCCGAAAACGTTTCACCACCACAGCACTTACTGGTGCGTATTTTGGTCTGTTTTGTCGTTTTGGTTGTGCATAGTTGCGGTTCTTCCACTTAAATACAGCGTACTATCTGGTGCAGTTGTCGAGATAGTTTTATGCTTGATATTGTACAAAATACAAGATTATGTTGACATCAAGGCTGAAAATCAAGAATTGAAAACTCCAAGATTCTCGCTCTACACGTGTTCGCACGACGAGTTTACTGCGTTTTGCCTCAAAAACAAGGTTCGCAACGACCGCGTTGAGTATGTGTGGGACTTGATTCGCGGCTCTGGCAACAACAACGAGTTAGCGGACAAATATTTCGTCGAACCTCAAACTATTAAGCAAGATAGGTGGCGTTACAAGAAAAAGTTTGCCAACGTGCTTGACAAAACAACGACGACGTAGTATATTACAATTACACTTTTCGTTTCACTCTCCGAGAGAGCCGACCGTTTCCCGAACTTTTGGTCGGTTTTCTCATTTTCTATTGACTTTTGCACCACTATATGCTAATATGTATGTACGTAGCCAAAAAGGTGCTGACCTAAGCGCGAACTGGAAGCACGTTAGATTATGGGCGATTAGTTCAAAGGTAGAACGCTCGACTGTTAATCGACATATGTTGGTTCGATTCCAGCATTGCCCGCCAAACCTATTCGTCTAAACGGTTTGACCATAGGCGAGACGGTCAAAAAGTCTCACCGAGTGGCGGCTGGGGAGGATAACACGAGACGACGTGAAAAAGCCCCTTTAAGCCCCAGCACAAACTATAACGCTATTGTGACACTTGAGCCACAGGCATAGACCTCCCAAATGAAAAATCCGAGAGAACCGTCAGTTTTGGCGGTTTTTTCGGTTGTTGTAGACGACGTGTAGATTGAACTGCACGTTTTTTTATTTTACGCTCAAGTTGAACAAAAACAAAAGGCGGTGAGCCAATGGACATTTACGAAGAACTTGGGATAATTCAAGTTGAGCCGTTCGACACATTCAATGGCGACTTGGAAGAGCTGGTAATGTATTATGGGCGAGTGTTGCAGATTCTCGACAACGACGAGGCAATGCAAGAACTCCTCGAATATTGCGTTCAGTATTATAATTCACGAAGCTATTTGCGGTTTTTAAGCCAAATTCGCAAGTTAAAGGAGAAGTACAATGTATAACAACTACACAAACCCCTATTACACGGGCTACAACGGGGCAAATTTCAACGCTAACCCATACGGTAGTCCAAGTGTTCAATTCAACCCCAACTACGCTCAAAATGGCTCACAGGGCTTCGGGCAGCAACAGGCACAGCAGCAACAACAGCAACAAGCCATCGAATACGTCAATGGGTTGGAGGGTGCAAAGGGCTATTTAATGCTCGCAAACTCAACCAAGCTGCTTATGGACAGCGACGGCAACTACTTCTACATCAAGTCAGCGAACCAAAACGGGCAAGCCAACATACGAATCTTTAAGTACCAAGAAGTTACACAAGAAAGCCAGCCCAAACTTGAACCAAAAGTTGAATATGCAACGCTAAAAGATTTGGAAGAACTCAAAAAGCAAATAGATGACTTAAAGCTCATAAAACCAGTCGTTAAGAGAGGTGAATAATTATGATTAGAATGAACCCAATGCAACTTATGAACGCTTTTAGGAACGCGAAGAACCCACAAGCACTTTTACAGCAAGTAATGCAAAACAACCCACAACTGCAACAAGTGATGACGCAACTACAAAACAGCGGTGGCGGCTCAATGACACCCGAACAGATGGCTCGTCAACTTGCAAAACAAAACGGCATAAGCGACGAACAACTTATGCAAATGTACAACCAGTTTAATAGAAAGTGATATTATCCGTGGTGACGTCGACTAAATCGCGGCTGATATAAATACAATTATAAGGAGACAAAAATTATGTATATTGAGGGCGATATCCCCAATGTGGTAACTTCTACCAACGGAAACTGCTATGGCAACGGTATGTTTGGCGACCAATTTGCTTGGTGGATTGTCATACTTCTAATCTTCGGTTGGGGTAATGGCAATTACGGATTCGGAGGCGGTCAAGGCGCAGCGCAAGACTACGTTCTCGTAAGCGACTTTGCACAAATAGAGCGCAAACTTGACACCATTTCCAACGGAATCTGTGACAGCACGTTTGCTTTGAACAACACTGCGGTCAACGGTTTCAACAGTTTGACTCAAAACTTGATGACGAGCGGCTTTGAAACACGTTCTGCAATCAATGACTTGAGCGCACAACTCGCACAATGCTGCTGCGAAGCAAAAACGAGTATTCTCGAAAACAGATACCTAGACGCACAAAACACCTGCGCACTCCAAAACGCAATCGCAACTTCTACACGCGACATAGTTGATGGACAAAGAGCAAGCACTGACGCGATTCTCGGATTCTTGACAAACGAAAAGATTTCCAGTTTGCAAGCACAAAACGCTTCGCTCGCTGCACAACTTTCTCAAAACGCACAAACATCGCAAATCATCAACACGCTTCGTCCAGTAGCAATGCCCGCATACATCACGTGCTCGCCGTATGAGAGCGCATTTGGCAAAACCCAATACGGCTGTGGCTGTGGCTGTTGCAATGTCTAATAAGTTGGCATAAATCCCGCCAAGCGCGGTGACACACAAATAACTTAATACTTCGTGGGGCGTTGGTTAGCCGCTGACGCCCCGCTGACAAAAAAGGAGAACAATTATGGCTTGTGAAAACGTTTGCAAATTATGCAACAAACTGATTATTAGCGACGCGGTTACTTATACCGCCGCAACAAACTCTCTCACAATCGATATTCCTGCTGGGACTTATTATAGAGGTCAAAAATATTGTCTTGTTGTTGCCCAAGCAATTCCCGACACCACGACAATAAATGCACTTGTCTATGTAAGTATCGGCGGCGATACGACAACTCTTTACCCTCTTGTTCGTTGCAACTGCACCCAAGTTACGGCGTGCTCAATAAGAACAAGAACAAAATACTCAACCGTTGTTGTGACGGACAGCGCAACTGGCTCTTTCAGGCTTCTCGGTGACGTGCCGTGTAGTCCGAACAGTGCTTTGGCGAGTTTGCCCGTGACGGCGACTACTTAATGAGGAGGCGCAATATGAACGATTTTGCAAGAGAACGAATGAGAGACAGAGATAGGCGCGGCGAACGCGGAATGAGAGGCGGTCGTGGTTACGACGAACGACAAGGACGCTATGAATTTGAGGGTTATGGCGAATATGATGGTTCAAGATATGATATGCGCTATGGCGATAAAACATATGACAGACCAGAATATGATAGAGGCGGTAAATACCCTGAATATAGCGATGAATATGATTACGGTTATGACAGGCGTATGAGAGGTCGTGAGGACTATGGTCGTTATGACGAATACCGTGATTATGCTCGTAGACGCCGCGACAGTAGAGGTCGTTTTATGAGAGATAGGGGAGAATACGATACCGACTATTTCACAAAACACGACATAGAATCTTGGAAGCGCGGTATGCTAAACGAGGACGGAAGCAGAGGAGAGCACTTCAATAAAGAACAAGTTATGCAATACGCAAAACAAGTCGGAGTTGATATTCAACAGTTCGGCGACTCAACTTTCTGCCTCGCAATGAATATGATGTACTCTGATTACTGCGGTGTTGCCAAGAAGTTCGGTTTTGATAGACCAGAAGTGTATGCAGAACTCGCAAAGGCTTTCCTTGATGATAAAGATTTCGACGGTGAACCCGAAGAAAAACTCTACCTCTACTACAAGTGCATTGTTGAAAAGGAATAAACCTATGTCGCATTTTATGTACTACAACCGAAACGATAGTGGCTTGGAAGAGCCAGACTGTGTGGCAAGAGCGATAAGTCTTGGTACTGGTGTCAAATACAATGTGGCGTGGAATCTTTTGCGCCTCGTGGCAGGAGATTGCGAGTGCGATGCGCTGAATGTCGGGTGCTACTCGTATCTTCTCGAACAAATATTTGATTTTCCAGTTCGGTATTGCGATGACGGCGAAACGGTCGAAGATGTTGTTGGTATGTATCAAAATAATATCGTGATTATTAGAACAGATGGTCATCTAACTTGTGGTTTATACGGAGTTTTGAACGACCTTTGGGACTGTTCAGATATGCTGGTAGATAGATATTGGATTGCCTATTGACAAATTGTTTGTTTCGGTTTATTATATAATAGCCCAGCGCATATTGGGCAGTAGAATAGGTGCGCAGTTGCCAGAACTAATACTGGATAAAAAAAAAGAGCGGTTTGTGCACGACCGCCCTTTTACTTTTTACTTGCTTATTCTTTGTGTTTCAGACTCGCACCATCTGTCCAAGTCCGCAAAATACTTGTTGATTGTCGCAATTTTTTCGTCTTTTTGTAGCATTGTTATGTCGTTTTTCACGAGAAACAGCCACAACTGTTTTATTGCGCCCTCGATTGCGCACAGCTTGACCATTAGCTCCTCGTTACTTACATTTATTTGCATTTACTAACGCCTCCACAATTTTGTCCACTTCGTCAAAGCTCTCACCTTTCTTTTTCATTTTGTTGTACGCTTTGGCGCAGTAGTTGTTTTCGACTCTTTGTTCTTGAGTTTGTCCACAATTTCCGTCGTCGTCGCACATTGAGCAGTACGGGCAATACACCATTTCACCAGTCATATCTTTGTTCATTTCTTCGCTTGCCAACCATTTCATCGTGTCAAGTGCTTTTTGCAAATCTGCGTTTTTCATCTGTCTTGCTCCTTTTTTATTATCAAATTCCAATCTATTGGTTTTCTGTCGATGTTGTAAATATTCCCGTCGCTCCCAAGCCACTTTTCTGTTGTTTCGTAAGTCGACTGCGTTGCTCTTATTCCTTTTATGCGTTTTAATAGTTCTCTGTCCATATTACACCGCCACACTATACCTACTTAAATCTCCGCTTATTAAGTACACGTTATCGATTTTTGTTGTTATGGTGCCAAAATTCGCAGTTTCAATAACGACAGAACCGTCGCTGTACTTTTTAGCCGATTTCACCAGTATTGCTCCGTTCATATTAAACGTGCCACCAATGACAGCCAATGTTGTTTCGCCGTTTTTCACGAGTTCCACGCAGTTGTCGGAGTTGCACGCACAAAGCGCAATGCACATAACAGCAAGCACCAACGCCACGCACATAACCGCAATCATCTTTCTTGTTTTCATAGTTTTATCTCCTTTCTGTTTTCTCGTTCTTGTGCCAACTTTTCGGCGCAAAATTTATTGAATTCGTTTCGTATATCTTCGCCGAATTCGCCCTCGAAAAGCACCTTATCTTGTTCTGACATTTCCGTTTCTGCGTATTTTTGCCACGCCTCTTTCATTGCGCCCATAGCAACGTCGTAACCATTGCCTCGTGCCCAAAACCAGAACACGGCGTAAAGCGTGCTAAAACGGGCTTTGGCGCGTTCTAATGCGTATTTACCAATTGTGTAAGTTTCCGCACAACTATTAACCATAAAATTCCTCCTCGGTTATATAAAAATATGAGTCGTCCTCGAAGATTTCTTGCTCCCAGCAACTATCGTCGCCAAGAGTCCCGTCATTATAATAGCACTCGGGGCGTTTCCCGTCAATCTTCCAGCCGTTTTCTTCGGCACTACTTTTAAGTGTAACCCCATCTTTCATATAAAATTTCAACATTCTTTATTCCTCCTATTAGAAAGGCAAATCTCCGTCATCGTCAACATACTCCATATCATCGAATATATTGTCAACAGACTCTTGCTTTACTGTTCTTTTATAAATTTTGTCAGCCTCGGTTTGGCTTATTTTCGGGGCTTGCTTGTATGTTTTTGTGTCAGCGTCGTATACAATGCCCATTATGCCGTTTCTATTGCCCTTTGTTTTAATGGTGTCAATGAACCCGTCACATTGGTCGTAGTCAAAGCCATTCGCTGCCAAATCGCGTTTTATGCGGTCAAGCTCTCGCTCTTGCCCTTGCTTTGCGAACATATAGTCCTTGCGGTACAACACCCAAATTCGGTAGCCTTTGTTAGTGATGTTCGACGAGCCAAAAGCGTCACGAATATTCACTCGTAGCACATCGCTCTTGTTGGTGTGCATTACCAAAATCCCGAACAGCCCGTTTTGCACGAATACATTGCGTAGTTTGTTTCCGATACCAGTTTGCTCTTGCCATTGGTTTGACGCCTTGTTGTCGATTTCCATTAGGTTGTCGATAACCCAAAAGCGTATGCCGTGTTCCTTGTAGCCGTACAATATTGTGCCGATAAGCGTGTCTATGTCCCTTTCATCCTTTTCAACATTGAACAAGAACAAGTTGTCGTTGAACTTCTTGGAGATTCTCTCCTCAGCTTTCTCGTTGACGAACCAGTCCGCTATGTTGGTATCGTTCCCGTTTGCGTCTTGGAACGGAATTATCTCAAACTCACCTTTCTTCGCATTTTGTTGATACAGCAGTTGTTTGTAGGTTTTCAAACTGTGTTCACCCGCAAAAACTCCTACCTTGTAGTGCTGGTCTATCGCCTTGCTTATGAGCGATGCCGTGAGAACTGATTTGCCAGTATTTGTAGCACCAATGATTTCCGTTAGCCCCGTTTCAATCCCCTTGTTGAAGAAGTCGAGGTCTTGGAATCCAGTCAGCACGCGCTCGGTGCTTTCTCGCACATACGGAACGTCCGCAATGTTCACGAGGTATTGTCCAAAGTCCTTAGCCATTAAGTTCTTCCTCCGTCATCGTTGAACGCATTTTCATTACCGCTTTTGCACACTTCGGGCAAATAAAAGTCATACTGCTGTCCCTCTGTATATAAAATTCTTCGCCACACACGGCGCAATGTATATAATAGTTGTTAGTCGCGGTTGTTCTCTTTATATACGTTTTATATGTATTTTTGCTCCAGTTGTGTTTGAACATTTCTACATAAAACATTTTCATAATTCCTCGTCTCTTAAACAGTCTCTAAATTTTTGGGCGGCGATACGACACCTTGTGCATATGTGGTATGGCGTATAAGGGAGTGGCTCGCCACACACCTCGCACACCTCGTTTGAGCATATGCGCTGGCTTGTTGTTGTAATTCTAAAATCTTGGTTTGCAGTATTGCTTCCGATGTGTATCACGCCATACTGTATTGCATCTATTGTGTCATCATAATCTCTCGGCATTATTATTCCTCCTTGTTGTAGTAGCAAATACATTGATTTTCTTTCCAATCGTCTTGTATTGTCCCTATCCAACCGCAGTGGACAGGTTGAATGCTTCCATCTGGTCTGTGAAACTTTTGTGCGTCTTTGCCCTTGTATAGCGTGACTCCAAATGTTGCTTTTCCGTTTTTTATGCTGTACCTAAGCACGTCGCTAACAATAATAACAAAGTCTATTTTTTTGTCGGCAAGCGTTCTTATAAACTCTCTAACTTGCGAAAAAGGAGGGTTTGTGATAACTATGTCGTATTTGCTATAATCCACTTTCCTCCAATCAGTACTGCTTTGCTTTACGTCATAATAGCAATCTTTTAGATACTTGTATATATTGCTTTCTTTTGTGTCGCACGGGCATATTATTTTTTTACCTCTAAAATCGTACTTATGCAATTCTCGAACAACGTCTTTGTACATTGTGTAAAACTCGTCGTCATCGGTTTTTCGCCTGCACGTTTTTATTTGTTGTGGCATAACTTCCTCCTTATAAGTCAAATAGCGATAATTGGTTTGTTTCGTGTTCAAGATTCTTTTTGCCAATCTTAAACAGTTTTTCATCGAGTTCACAAGATATGTATTGCCGACCGCATTTTCTTGCCGCAACACAAGTGCTAAAACTTCCTCCGAACCCATCGAACACAATGTCGTCTGGTTGCGAGAACGTGTTTATTAGTATCGACAGCAAACTTATAGGTTTTTGACAACTATGTATGAGGTCTACTACCTTGTCCGCCTTTATCACGTCGCTAATTGCGGCTTGTGGTGGTTTAGGTTTCCCTTTCATACACAAGTACATCGGTTCGTATTGTGGGCGTGTGTAGTAGCCCATTCCCCATACATTCTTGTACCAAATCGGCATACTTTTAATCGTGAACCCTGCTTTCTTCAAAGCGTCATTAAGTGTTGGTATCGTACTCCAACCCATAAACGACACCAAAAACTTGTCATTTTCAAGCACTTGGTAGCACCGCTCGAAGTAGTCGTAAATGAGTTTTACTTGGTTTTCGTCGGTAAAATCGTCGCCTTGTATTCCACCAAAATCGTTACGCTGTGGCACAAAGTTTATGCCATACGGAGGGTCTGTTAATATGAACTGAACTTGTTGCCCGTCGCGTATCATTTCGTCAAGCACGTCTATGCAGTTTGCATTATATATATTGTTTGGTTCGATTTTCATTGTTCCCTCGCTATGACAAGTGCGCTATACGAGCAGTTATTTATTGAGAACTGAACCTCAACAAAGTAATCTTTCTCTTGAAATTCACTTATCGTTTCTTTTAATTTGTCGTCAAATTCTCTTGCATTATCGTCCGTGAAAAACGAATACTCGATTATTTTGCCTCTTTTATTCACACTCATTTTATTTCACCTCATTCCACTTGTTCATACACTCTACCGCCTCTTTTTCAGTTCTAAACAAGTCACTGCTGTCTTTTAAGTAGTAGCATCGTTTGTCGTTATCTGGTAGAATAACAAGTATGGCATTTAATGATTCCTCAACAATTTCAAGTTCTATTACTTGCCACTTACCATCTTTTTTGTCTAACGAATACGCTTTTTGTATCCCCCAAAATTTATTGTCGTCCTTTAACATTTTATCTTACCTAGCTCTTTTTTAGGCACGTTAATCAACCACCTTATACTTTTTCCAGCCATCACCATATTTATCGACAACTCGTTGTTCAAAGTCGCTCGCTGTTTTTTCAGCATAATCATACACCATACTCGTCAAAAAGAAGTTGCTTTGTTTCACATACTGTACATCTTTACCATACTTACGACACTCTGCAAGGTATGCACCGTATGATAGGAGTATTTGAAGTGGGTGAAGTCGTTTTGACTTGTTTGTGTTGTTGCAAATAGTTTTAAGACGTGTAATTGTGTCTTTCTTTGCAAGTTTATCTTTGTAACCACACTTTTTGTACATAAACTCAATTTTCGTATATATATCGTTTAGTGCCGAAATAACTATGGTGTCCGTTCCTTTTTTAACCTCTTGTTGCTCAATAGGAGTTTCGTTAGGTGCTGTTAAAAGGGACGTTAAGTTAGGTTCTTCGTTTCTTTTTATATTTTCTTTATCTTCATATTCTTCTTTATTAGTATTATATTGTCCTTGATTTTCAAGAGTTAGAATTTCAAGCGGTAGAAAATCACACTCTTGTTTTTGGTGCGGTTCTTCGTATATATTATATACATATTCAATGCGACCACTTTGTGTTGTGTTTGGCATACACTTGTCGATTGACAAATAACCGAACCGTTTTAACTCTTGCAATGTTGTTTTTATTGCGCTTTCTTCTTCCTTGCATATTGCCACAAGTCCATTTATTGAATACACCCAAGAATCTGGCAGCGATAACATCATAGCGAGTAACCCTTTTGCTTTTAGTGACATATCTTTTTCTCGCAAAAACTTGTTACTTATTATAGAGTAGTCTTCTGTTTTGTTAATCTTAAACACCATATTCGCTAATTCCTTTTATGCCTATATATGACTTTGTTTTACTATCTACTAAAAATTTAAGTTCAACCCATTTTGACACATCTTCTAATACTTCCGTATACTTATCAATATACCAAAGTTGAAGCTCAAAAAGTTTTATTCCACTATATGTAAGTTTTGTGCATAAATTGTTATTAAGGGCTGTTTCTATGTTGAGCCTTTCTCCGTGATATTTTGAGTGCAAATCGGCTGGTAATAAAAGCAAATTTTTAATATCATTATTGCTTCTGTCACCATCAATATGGTGTATAGCGAACTCTTTGCCAAAATTAATGCCATAATACCGCTTGTACTTCTCTCGGTAGTCTTTTAGTTTGTTAATGTCTTTCATACACTGCTCCTTTATATGAAAACCCCCAACTTTGACCTAATGTGGTTGGCGGTCGCGGTTGAGGGTTTCTATCCTCGTTCTATTCAGTTTTTCTCGAATTATCGCAACCACTCAATAGTCCGAGGATTTGGTTTGGTATGAACTCTTGTCCCAAAGTTCCCCTTAATTATAGCACGGCGGCTCTTCGGTGTCAAGCACTTGGAGCAACTTTCCGAGCATTTTTGGGGTGACTTTTTTTGTTTTTTCGCCAACTATTGCATACAACGACTGTTCGTGGCAGCCGCACAATTCAGCAAATTTTTTATAGCTCATTCTATGTTTAACAACATACCAAGTTATTTTATTAGACCAAAACACGGAATCGGTCGGTATTTTAGTAGCCATTTTTGTTGATTTTTCCTCCATTAAAGTTTAGTAGTTTTACTATTTCGGTTGCGGTGTCTTTGCGCTTACAAAATCTCCATTCAATTCCATAATCTCTGGAGTATCGTTCCATAACTTTCATCAAAAACTTTCCCGATACTTTGGTGAATGGCTTATCGATATATTTCCCTTTGCGCGCGTCATAAACCTCGTGGGTTGGTGACCGCCAAAATTGAACGCCATACACATTATAGATGACTTCCTCACGGACGAGAACAATGAGTTTTTTGCCTTTGTCAATGCACCTTTGTACTTCTCGAAGAAACCTATCTTTCCCGCTTTTTGTTCCAGCAATGTTAGATTGAACCTCGATTAGTCCGTTTTTCAAATCTATTACACAGTTTGGATTAAACGAACTTTGATAATCTCCCTCATCTAATTTGATTTCCTCGTAGTTGTATTGCAGCCGTTTGAAGTCTTTTAGCACATAGTCGTTGTCTTTTTCGCGCGTGTCAACTAAAATGTATGCCATAAGCACCACCGCCTAATTTGAGTTTTAAGCGGGGTTAAGCCCAAAACCGAACAAGTAGTCGAATTTAAGCCCAACGCCCGTTTTTGCCCTATTGCACGCCGTCAGAACGGCAAGTCCGACTCGCTCGCGGGCTTGTCACCGCCAGAGGGAGCGTCCCCAAGCGTTTCAACACGGAAATTTTCGGGTGAAACAAACAGCGTACACTCGTTGTAAAACTTGCCGTTATAGTTTGTCGTTTTCTTGCGAACTCCGTCGATGATTGTGAAGATTATGTTTGCGTTCACATATACGTCAATATCTGCGTTGACATATACCGAGTAATACTCTGATAAAAACGAGCCATCTCCTTTTGGTATCGACTCTTTGATTTTCACGATTGTGTAGTGCGAATTGTTGGTTTTGCCTTTTCGCACGTCGTAAACCTTGTAACTTTTGTTTGCTTTAATCATTATTTTGTTCCTCCGTAGACTCTCGGTAGTTTTGCATTTTTTCGCAAATTGCGTCGTAGTCTTTAAGTTTTATTAGTTTCGTTGATTCAACACCCCACGAAATGAGCAGAGATTTTGCCTTTTCTCGTGAAATGTCGTTGATTGCAGCAAGTGCGTATATGCGTTGCGCTTGTTTTGTGGTGATGTAGTCATCGTCGCTTTGAACTTTCTTGCTTACTTCATCGTTCACAAAATTTTCGTCCTCGAAGTCTTGTGTGAAACAGTCGCTTAAACTGCCCAAAGTTAGCGCAAGGTCAACAACCGCCCTCTTTTTTGCTTTTTTGAGTGCCGAATTTGCTTGGTTAAAGCCGTTTGCAGTGCCGTTTGACGATTCACTCGTGTTTGCACAACCAACACCGACTCGTACTGGTGTCCCGTTAAAATATGCGGTCGCCTTACACTCATAGTAAAAGAATCCAGACTTGTAGTCTTTGTAAGAATCTACAATTTGGACATCGTATGGGAGACCGAACGCCATAAGAATCTTTTCAGCGCCAGATTTCATAAGCGACGGAGATTTTGCTTTTCCGTACTTGCCGAAGTCGATGTCACGTTTAAGCAATACCGACTTATCTCCAATCTCAACCACATAATTGTTGCGTTTGAGTGCCGAAACAACTGCTGGTTGCTCGTACATTATCAAATTATTTTCTGCCATTTTTACACCTCATTTTTTTATTGTGTGCTTGTAAAATATTGAACCATTCGTAGTCTGGCTCAATTTTTCGGTATGAGTATGCGCCCGTCTTTTTTAGGTGCAACACATATGCCTCGTCTATATTTATACCTCGTGCGTCTAACAGTCGCTTGTACCCAGCAAGTTGAACAGCCAAATATTTTACATCTACCGAAGATGTTGTCTTGAAGTCAATCAAAACTGTTTTTCCGTCAACCCGACCTATAAAATCGCACGTTCCACAATAGCCAAGATTAGCGTCGCCAAGTATGAACTCGCTAAACAGCGTTGTGGGGCGGTAAGTGTTCCACCATTCGATAAATGCGGCAAAGTACGGAATTAAGTCCGATTCCATTTCTTCTATGTCGTACTCGTCCGTAAGAACAAACTCGCTTATCGCTTCGTGAACTTTTGCGCCACGCCGTGCAGCGTTATCCAAAATTTGCTTCGACAATGCGTCCAATTTCTTGAAACTTATGGGTTCACAAATCTCGGTCACGCTCGGATATGCCTCGTCGGCTATTGTGTATGTGTGTGTGTCTTTGTCAAATTTTACGTTTGTCATTACTTACCTCTAATAAAATCAGCAAGCAAGAATAGAATGGTCAAAAATATTGCAATCGCCATCGTCGCCTCCTCTTATTGTATTTATTATACCATAGAATCGGCTCAAAGTCAATAGTTTTGTTGTTTTTTATAGTGTCACCAAAGCCACACTTCCTCATCTTTCCCCCTGTTCAGCTCAACGTATTTCGCAAATTTTTGTTCCAAATCCTCAATCCACTTTATACATCTCTCCAAAGACCGAATGTCTTTTTCAGCCCAAGCAATTTTGCGTTGGTTTTTCTCTGGGTTTTTGCTCCAACGCTTAATGCCGTTTTTGTAGCGTTTAATCAATTCCTTGCGCTCCTCGATTAGCGTTTGCGTATATGGTCTTGACGACAACCTGATATAGCATTTATCGTTTGTACAAGTCATAACTGCAACGAGGTACGTGTAGTACGGAAGAATGTCATCGCGGCTCATTACATCAAATTTCTTGTCGCCGACCTCGATTGTTACTCCATTCTTGTATCGGCTCATAAAATTTTTGAACCCGCCGTCCAACATTTCAACACTGTCGTACAAGTCACATTTGCCTGTAAATATACTCATTTTGTGCCTCCTTAATGAGTTCGTCTATATCTCTTACAAGAACTATGTGTTGACTTATACAATAACTATCTATACTTGGATAATAGTTATGAGTTTTCTTTTTCAACTCATTCAGCACGTCGATTTGTGCTTGTTTAACATCACCGTAGCCCTCTTTTACCAACGCAACAGCGATGTCATTGAGCTGTTCATACGGCACATCTATAATAGGTTCATGTGCTAAAAGCATTTCCATTATTTCACATACACGTTCAATTTCAGTCTTCATATGTGCACCTCGTTCTCTTCGGTCTTGACAAGCGAGCTCTTCTTTTTTCGCCTCTATACCAGTCCCGCATTATCAGCGAGTTGTTTGTTTTCCCTGTCTTTACATACTCCAAAACACTGTTTGCATACCGTAATGCCGATAGTGTTTCATAATGTCTGCAATTCATCTTCCAACTCCTCTATGTATTCGACTATTATTTCTGGGATATATTCTTCATAAACCTCAGCACATTTATCTTGTAATTGTTTGAGAGCGTCAAGTTGTCCTTTTTTGTATGCCTCTTTATATGCTTTTTGAACATCGGTTGCCCATTTACTCGTGTATTTGTCGCCAATCATATTTGTATTTCGCCTCCAAAATCTACTACCTCGAATATGTCATCTGGTCTAACCGTAACGCACGAACCAAAAAATTCCAACAAGTCCACAAGGCTGTCCTCTGAATCAAATTCCCACCCGAAAAACAAAAACGTTTTCCCCTCGTCGTTGTTTACATCTCGTGCATTCGCATACGCTTTTAGGAAGTCGCGCAGTTCGTTAATGCAATCAACATTCGTAAAAACTTCGCCGTGACCGCCTGTTACGCTGTCCTCGATTTTTATTCTTTTTAGCACAGTCCATATCCTCCCAAGCACTTCAAAAACTCATTGAGGTCTTTGCTGTCATAATTCATTGTAGCATAGTCCTCTGCTTTTTTCCACAATTCATCGTAAAGTTCAGAAAAAGCGTGATTGCTAACTTTTTGCATAGAGGCTTTCACTTTGGCTGTCGACACCAAATCTGCCATAACCTCTGGGTTGTCCTTGTATTTATCGAACGCCAAACCGAACCTTGTCCGTATGCTTGTTGTGCCAAAAGCCTCGGCTTGCGTAAAATCTTCCCAAAACTTTGGGGCTGGCTCATCTTCTACGACCACTTCGTCGCAAACTTCCCAATTTGTGAACCCTATTTCGTCAAGTTCTGCTTTTGTGATTCCGATATCATCTTTGATTCCATCTGCGAATGTTGCATAATCCACATCTGGATACCAAGTTTCATAGATTATCTCGACCGCATTGTACAACAAAATTTTGAGTCGTTCATTATCGTTTCCAACTGTGCCCATAGTTATCTCTCCTTTGCCATTGTTCGGCTTGCATTTCAAAAATCTCCTCTTGGTACAAACCGCAATCTGCGCACCTATAAAACGCTTTTAGTCCTCTCGGTTGCGCATAAATCACAAGTTCGCCTTTCTTTATTGTCCGCCCGCACTTTTGGCAGGTGTGTTCTTGTCTACTTATCCGTTGTTCCAATGTCAGCCTCCAATATGTCAACCGTGCGGTAAATGCTACCGTCGATTATTCTGTTGCCGACACGAACATACGCTTGACGTTCAACGGCAATAACAATGTCATTGATGTCTCGCTTTTCAATCTCGACAACATCTTCGTAGCCGTCCCAACTGAAAAGATGTGCATAATATTTCATAATATCACCTCGCGCCTATCAAGGAATCGAGCAGACATCCGCACGAAACTCTCGCACTCGTCATTTGTTTTTGCACAAAATATACCGCCCGCCCAAATATCATAATCAGTGTCCATAGTGATAGTTTGCCCTGCATATCTCTTAACCTTTTCGATTTCAGAACGTGCAATTTTAGACTCTTCCATTTCGTCTTTCGTCATTATTTTGACTTTTTGTCCTCTTTCAAACCTCATTTTTTCTTTCCTCCGTTATTCGTAAGAATATAAGTTTGTTCTGGATAAAACTCTGCAATATCGTTGTAGTTGAGGAAACCACAGTCGATTATTGACACCAACTTCGCCCCCTCGTACTTTTGTTTGAGCCAAATGTCTTTGTAAATAGTGTTGTTCGAATCAATAAACACTCGGTCAAACTCTTTTTCTTTGCCATCTACCAACAACAATGCTTGCAAGTAGTCCACATAGTACGGATTTTTCTTTCCACAATCATATTTTGCCTCCAACTTGTAAGTTTGTTTCGGGTAATCTCTCGTCACGCTCCAATACGATTGTGTGTAATGGTATTTTGTTCCTATAAGATACCCATTCTTAATCTCGTTCTTCAATTCTTTGTCTTTATAGATTTTTCCACTGCTGTCCATATAAATCTTGTCGAACTTAACTTGTTCAATACCGACAATTAGGATTACTTGGTCTGGTGTAAGCCAAATCGGGTCTTCTTCTTTTGGGGGTACGCTGTCGTGATACCACGTTTTGTCGTAGAACGATGTTTGGTAGTAGTTATCGTCGAAGTACGTGAGTTTTGGTGTAACCACGCTTTTGGAATATTGCGGCTCGACATAATCGAACTTCTCGGTCTTTGCACCAATCATTTTTGTCGCTCGCTCAATAATGTCGTACATCTCGTCAAGTTTCACATACTCATACCAACAATGTGGACAATAGTATCCACACGATATGTTGACCGCCTCAATCTTGAACTCGGGCGCAATGTGTGATATGTCTGAGCAAGAGCCTGTCGCTTTTACAAAACCGAACTTTTTGATATGAGTCTCGAAGTCCTTGTTGTAATCTTTGTAGAACACATAGTCGTTCCCGCCTTTTCTATCAAACTCGACCGCATAATTGATGTCGCCGAGGTCGATTCCTGCCTTGCAAAACTTGCGTGCGCCCACACAACCAATTTCTTCATCTTCCAAGAACACGACCGAACAATCGTATTTTTGCAAAATCTCGAGAATCATAATTATTCCACATCTATCGTCACCCCCGATTCCCTCCGACGACATAATCGTGTTTCCGTCTTTTGAGTACAAAATCGTTTTTGGTGATTCTTTGTGAACCGTGTCCATATGTGCCACGAGCAAAACAGGGTGCGTGCCTTTCGAGTACAAGAACCCATCTTGTGACAAAATCTCTCGCCCACCGCCTGTTAGATAGGTTTCGAGCGCTGATTTCAACTCGGTTTGTGTTGCTTTGAATATATTTTCAATCGTTTTCTTGTTCATCTTCTCATCTCCTAATTAATAGTATCTGACGTGACATTCGTTGCAATAACAACAGTGCGAATTATTGTTGTGTTCTTTTCCGCATTTAGGGCACACGATAGTTCCGCCAATCTCGGGAAGTTCAAACGGGTTCACATCATCGTAATATTCTGGAATTGACACGCCCGCTTTCGGTATGATATTTATATTGTAATCATACACATAATCTTGATAGTGAAGTGCTCTCGGTGCGGTCACGAAAAACTTTCTCGAACCGCGCTCAACATTCCATCTAACCATTCCCCAAACGTCATATTTGTCTTTGTTGCCCTCGCACTCGCAGATTATGTCCCTTACAGTATCTCTCGTGAGCGTAGAGTATGCTTTGTCCGTCCAACTTGGGTACAATCTTGATTGCATTAAGAATTTCGACGAGTACATAAAGAGTTGTCGATGAAGTTTAGGGTATGTATAGAAGTCGCCACCTCCTTTAATGTTGTCAATCGTGAAGAAAATCATAGTCACTTTGTCCATTGGGTACGACATTGTGCCTGCTTGACAACATTTGTTTGAATTTCCGTACTCCAAAAAGTGGCAACTGCTCCACGAGTTTCCGTTTGACATCAGCAAGAAGTCGAGCGGGTTGATTGACAAGCAGTATCTTCTCTTAACTTTTCCGTCCGAGAAAGCGTCTGACAGTGTAGCGAATTGTTTTTCAAAATCATCGCACTTTGTTAGTCCTATCGCACCACACAATTGACGAATCGCCCTTGTGTACTTTGCGCCCACGCTTACTTTTGCGCCCGATATGGATTTCTCTGCGCTTTCCTTAAATGCAGATGTTACACTCTTGCATTGCGTGCAAAAACTTGAATCGCTACTGCAAAGGATATTGTACAATGTGCGGTCGGTAGAATTGTGATAAACCCAATTAGCAAAAGTCACAACTGCGTCCCATCTCTTGCTCTCGGTTGTCGTGCGCTCTTCCTCAAAGATGTCAGACACGCACAAGTTCTTTTCGTCCCAAGCGTGATGTTGTCGGAGTATGCTTGCGAGCCAACCTTTTGATTTGTTCCACTTTTTGAGCCACGCCATCACACCGTCGTGAGTTGCGTCCTCGTATCCGCGTTCCTTGAATACCGTGACCGCCTTGTCGCACAAATCTCCGAGTTCACTTTCGGGCATAACCACTGCATCTGGATTCGGGTTAAACGGCGTGTACTCTACTCTTATCGGGTTCTTACATTCAAAATCAACGCTCGTCCAAGTTTCAACAGATGTGTTCCCTGCCCCTACTGCCGAAACAAAAATGCTGTTCGCATCTGTGATTTTGTAGTGGCAGCCGTTAATTTTGTATACATCGCCGACCTTGTATTTGCTTGTTTTGTCGTTCTCATCTAAAACTCGTATCGGAGCATTGTAGAAAAGCACATTTTTCCCATTCAGAGCCACAGCGCTGATATACTCTTTGGCATATACTGTTGTCACCGAGATGTATAACGGTTTTTTCTCTGTTACTCGGAAAACCCCGCACTTGTATGCGACCAAATCTCCAACCGCAATCTTCTTAAAGTCGTCGCTCGCCTCTGACTCATCAACCAAAATGCAGTTTTCGGGCGCAACACGCTTTGAATAACAACCTTGATTGTATACAGTTCCTGTTAAATCATCATTCTCGCCCAAAAGTATATAAACATTGTCACTACTTTCTTGCTCACCTTTGATTTTGACAATTGAACCAATCGGCGGCAGTGTCGGAAGATTGATTTCCAATTCATCAAAACCATCAAAGCCTCTCGACCTCATTCTATTCTCAGTTGAAAGCCTTATGATTTTGTTTTCAGTGTCAACCGCAATAACACGAGGTGAGCCATCAGACAGTTGTGCCGTGGTTGTAAGAGATAGAACATCAGTGGGTGTAAGCGGTGCGCCTTGCAATACCGCCTTGTATCCGTCCTTGTAAAGTTGGTGCACCATCTTTATGAGTGTTTTTTGACTTCCGTGGCTCGTGTAAATCTTGTCGAACTTCGGGAACTCCAAAAAATCGTCAATCTTTCGGTCTGGCTCTTTTTCTTGATAACCGCTCATCGCGCCAAAAGATAGTTTGCCCGTGTTTGTCTTGAAGCAAGTTTCTGCCTCATATGTATCGTAAATAGATATGTCTCTGTCAACATCGATTTCTCGGTCGTTCTTCCAAACATATCCCTGTTTTTTCGCAAGTGTTAAAAATTCTCGAACCGCAGATTTGGTCGAGCAATGGTAGATTCTTTTTTGTTTAATTGTCATCATTTCGATGCCTCCGAAAATTTTGTGGGGTGTGATGGGACGAGTTTTACCCCGTCCCATCTAATTTTGTGCGTGCCTCTTATACACGCTTGATTTTGAAGCCGAACGTGTCGCAAATATCTTTAAGCGAAACGTCTGCTGCCTCGTCGTCATCGTCATCGTCGTCCACGTCGGTCAAATCGCAAAGAAGCTCGTCGTCATCGTAAAGATTGCCGTCTGCTTTGCTGTCCGTTCTGTGCGCATAAACCGCAACGATGTCAAGGGAGTCTTTTGTTTTGTGCGTGAGGTCATCGTTGAAATTCGCAAGTTTTGTGAATCTCTCGCCTGCGCCCGAACCAAAAAGAACGTCGCCAACATCGAGGAAGTCAAGCACAACCAATCTGCGTTTGCCGTTTGCGTACTCGACAACCATTCCCGACTTCAAATCGGATTTCGTGAATTTTGATACTGATTTTGTTCTTGCCATAAAATCTACCTCCTGTATGGCTTTTATTTTTTTATTAAATCGTGACTTCCACGCTTTAACCTAAATTATTAACTCTGATTCAACATCGTCTGTCACAATCAGTTTTACCCAATCGATGTGATACCAATAATCATCACCGATTACTTTGAAACAATTATCGTTCAACGCTATTCGCTCTACAATGTGAATTTTGTTGTCAAAAACACCGATATATGGAATCGACAAAGTGGTTTCTACACACTCTTTTTTGGGTTTTAAGATTATCGCACTACCCGAGTGTAAATCTGTAATTCTCATATAAGCACCTCGTTTTCTATATCATTATCAGTTATTCTCGCCTCAATCCAATCTTTGGCATATATATAACCGTCTTCGATTTCAAAAACTGTAAAATTGTTGCGGGTTTGCACAGATGTTACAAAGTGCCATTTGCCGAAACATTCTACCATAAATTCGTTTAATCCCAAAACCTCCATTGTATGTGTTCCACGCACATCTTTAAGCGGCTTTAACAAGATTCGGTCTCCAACCGACAATTCTGCGCTCATTCCTCGCTCACCTCTACATCGCATCCGAACAGTGTTTTCGCTTGCACATAACAATCTCCGTCGTTTATCGCAAATGCAATGTGCCAATTGCCGTCGAGCGTGAACAGGCTTACAGATGAAATTGTGTCTTTGCCGATTTTTGCCCCGACAAGTTTGCTCGCTTTTGTCATCGGAATAACCAACACTTGCTTTGCGTCAGAAACATCAACCGCCTCATCGTCCTCGTCCTCGTCGGCTGTAATCGTGGTGGTTGCAAACGGTTCGTCTGAATGGTCGATTTTGTTCAAATATGCAAGTACGTCAGCAACCGCACGCTCAAACGCATTGATTGCAGGAATACTCGATGTTTTCAGCTCGGTTGAGTCGAAAATGAGTTCGGTGTCGACGATTTTGCCCACAAGCCTACCGAGATTTGAAGCCCCTCCATCGTGTCGGTGTGCCAGTCCAACACGCACCACGACGTTATCGTTGCTTGCGCTGATTCCTCGCACAAAATAGTTTGCGTAAAGATACACGTTCTCGTTGCAGTCGATAATTTTGCTTATCGTTGTTGGTTTTGTTGTTTTTGCTCCTCTTGGCATAATGATACCCTCCAAAATGTTTTTTATAATCACGGCTATTCCGCCACGACTTCAAATATGATTCTCGCATTAAGACCGCTTTTCGATGCCCAAAATATAGCTTTTTTATCTGCTATGAACTGCTCCGCACATTTAACCCCATCATAAGACATATATATTTGTCTATAATGGTCATATGCGTTGATTGCACGACCAATCGATTTGAACCGTTCTGTTATAACATCTGGTCTTGTGCCTACGGTGTGTATTATTCTCGTTACTTGATATTCCATCTTTCGCCTTGTTTGTTATTGTTGCGCAAAACGTAAAGTTTTTTTACAGCATCTTTAACGTCATAAAACATATCTTCGTCCAAAACGACTGTATGTCCGACACGTTGATTCAGTTCCATCACGCCAACCGTGTATTTGCCCGAACTGAAAACCGATACCTCATACACCTCGCAAATCCGCACCTCATAATATTTTGTTTTGTCTCCAAGATATTGTTCTCCGACTACAACGTAAACAATATCGCCCATATTAACTGGAACATCAACTTTCATATCTTACCTCTTTTTCGGTTATTGTTGCAATTTTTTTATCTGTTTCGAGTTCGAGAACCTCTATAACACAATCATCGTATCTGCCAAGACATATTTTAATGTGGTCGATGACTTTTTCTGCCGCACCATCAAAATCTAACCCGTATGTTTCCATAAGATATTTAGTCGATTCTTTTTCCCTCTTCCCATCACGGCTTGTTCTCGTAAAATAATGGTTTGCGCTGCCACATCTACGAGCGTAAAAGTGCTTGTTTTGTATTTTTAGCCTCAATAGTTTGAAATCGATGGTTTTCCTAATTTGTTCAATCTTGCACTCGCATTGTTGCTTGCTTATAAAAACTTGCGGGCAAAGCAGATTTCCGTTATAATCATATGGGTATTCAGACGTGAAAGCGATATTCAACACTTCTTCCGCTGTCATCTCGCCGACCTTGTAATCATTGCCGTCAAGAGCGGGATAATAATACTTTTTCATATCTACCTCCTCATATACAGCACACAATAATCTAGATAATCGCGCACGCTTTTATCTAAAAACTACTAATACACTATATATCATTGTATTTACTTATTATATAACTAATCGCGCCCGAGCGCACACGTCCGCCCGCCTGATATACGCCTTGCTATTAAACGCATACTTAATAATCTACTACACTCTATATAGACTACTTGCACTTATTAACGACGTATAATCTACTCTTTATTAGCATAGATACTGCACTATATACTTATACTATCATATATCACTACGCACTACACTATGATATATTACGCACTTATCGCCGTATCTCATATATACTAAGATATACTGCACTCTTATATGTATTTGTAGGTAGATAAATAACGCACGCGCACGTATCTATGCCTGCATAATAACTAAGGATATACTGAGTATATATAGATAGAGGGATGTAGTTCACGCTTTTTGTGCCCGACGGGAGCGTGAGAACGCCGAGCCGATGGATAGTGGCTTACACATCAGCCCCCAACAGCGAGATGAATAATCGGCTTACAACCTCGGCTTACGACGACACGCATCACATTGCGAATTACTCGGATTACTGCGAGGGCTTGATTTACTGCGGTTAAAAATCACGTTGTTGGTTTTGGTGACGCACGAGAGATTTGCACTCCCGATTGCTGACTGAGAATCAGCCGTCTTACTTCTTGACCAGTGCGCCAAATGATGGGAGGTTTAATTTTACGATGAACACCGCCCAAAACATCGTCACAAAAAGTGGAGGGCTATCAGTTCACGCAAATCGCGATGTCCTCGCCAAGATGGCGTAGGAACAGTTTGCGGATTGCACTTTCGAGCGAATCTGTGAATACCGCCTCGCAGTGCTGGCGATTGTTTGCATCATAATAGTAGATGTAATAATATCTGCTGCTGTATATTGTTTTCATAATATCTCCTTTTACTTGTTGTCTGGTGTTGTGCTGGGTTGCGATGAAAATGCCTCCGCAACTTCATCGGGGTAGAATGTTTTGAGCGTGTCGAGGATATAATCCGCCTCGTCTGCACGACCTCGCAAATAATCTGACTTGATGTTCGTTGCGCCATCTCGGCTAATTCTGCTCCTGATAATAATCATTTGCGCTATGCCCGATATAATTTTGTTCATAATAATCACTCCTCTTCGTTTGGTATGTCGATGTCATAGTTTTCGATGTTTAGGTTGTATGTTTTGCAAAACTCTCGGGCTAAATCGATAAATTTATCATCGTTAGTGAATCCGAAAAATTCTGCAAAAAATGCGAGGTCGGCAAAATACCCCTCGGGGCGAGATGTGTTCGCAATATCGTCGTGGTGCTTGATAAGGAAATCAAGCGTTTCAAGTTTGATATCAAAATACTGTTTGATTTTGTTGTCTTGCATCATAATAATTTACCTCGCAAAATAATAATTTGCCTCGGTGAATCGGGCAATCAAAAAGCTTAGCGTTTATAAACATCTTGATGCCCGACTCGGCAATACGCAAAAACGGCGGGCAGATGCCCGTCCGTCTTGCTTGTTGTTGTGGTTGCGGTCGCTTGCGGTTATGCTTGCGGGAGCTCGATGTTTACGCTTGCCAACGCTTGCGCCATTGCCTCAGCTGTCGCTCTGTTCACGCCGTATGCTCCCATTATGCCGGCAATAATTTTATCTTGCGCCGCCTCTCTTGCCTTGCGCTCACGCTCTGCACGCTCCGCAGCTTCTCTCTCACGCTCAACGGCGAGCTCTGCCTCAACGCTTGCACAAAGCTTTGCATATGAGTCACCGTCGGTCAAAGCTTGCACAGCTAACGCTTGCGCCCTCTCTATTTGCTCAATGCTTGCGCCGTATTGCTTGCAAGTCTCACACTTTGCAAAAAACCCGTCGCACAATAGAGCTGCTATGCGGTTGTCGCTTGCGCTTGCAAGTTTTACAAGATTTTTACTTTTTACTGCTCCGCCGTTGCTTTGCTTGCGCTCTTTTTTTGGTTGTGCTTGCATATACGGCACTAGTTCATCTGCGACTTGCTTAAACTCCGCAGCTTTGAGTGAATACGTAACGCCGTCAACGGTTATGTATGCGCCCGAGATGCCCTCTGCGCCATAGCGTGCCGTTATTGTGTAGTTGTTGCCGTCCTCGTATGTGACGACTCCGTTGTCGATTGTTGCGTTGATGTTGCTGCCCTTGTTGCTAAATGTAAATTTTTTCATTTTTTGTCCCTCCGACTTGATTTTTTGATTGTCAAAAATTTTAGACTTAGCTGCCCTAACTGTCGGTTATGAGGCGACCGACCCGTCCGCAACGACCCGCCCTCGTTGCTGGCAAGCTTATAGTACACCTTGCGCAAGGCATTTGCAAGCTTTTTTTCACTCGTTTTTATAGACATTTTTGCGTTTTTGTATGCTTTCCCGACAGCTGTATTGTTATGCAACACAATGCCCGTTTTTGTTGGTGTCGGTGCTGCCGTTTGTGTGAACTGAACCGCCGACGCCGTGAGAACCGTTTTAAACGGTGTTTGCGCTTGCGGTTGTGTGTTTGTGCGGTTTGCGTGCTTGCGTGCGTTTTTGCCCCCTTGTAGTGCGTCAAAACGCCGTCCGCCGTTGCCGTTGCCGCTTGCGCCGTTGTATATGCACGCGCGCGCGATTCCATATATA